GTCTTAAACAAGAATATGCGTGGAAGCCTAGTATGTTTATGATAAGATCAACCATGCTGAGAGAATTGGGCTTTGCGCCAAGATATCATTTAGAATGGTCCAAAGACCACAATTATATAGAAGTAATATTTTTAGATTTTTATGATGATCAACTTGAAACACTTTTTAGACTAAAATATTCGGAGTACTTCAATGGGTAATTTGTCAGAATATTTTGAACGCAATTCTTATAAGCCTAAATATTTCTTAGGCGACCGTGTGTATGGGCATTGGAATAAAATTCCTTTTGTGGGCAAAGTTGGCGTAGACACCATCATTACCGCTGACCACAGACCCCAAGTCAGCATTATTTTAGACTTGCCTTTGCAGCACAACGGCAAGTATCATAGTGTAATTATAGTAGCACACAAAGACATAAAACTGCTGAAAAACCTTGATCTTGAGCAAGAGAAAAGTAGGTCAAAGTAAATAATTGATGCGAAAAATTCTTGTAACTATTTTATCTTTGTTTATTTTTTGTAAGGCACAGGCTGCACAGTCGCCTAGTGTGCTAGTTTATAATGTCACTACAGACACTGTGGTAGAACAGTTCAATGCCAATGTAGTTAGGCCCATTGCTAGTATTACTAAACTTATGACTGCCATGGTGGCTTTGGACTATTATAATTTAGATCAAAAATTAAAAATTAATAAAAAACAAACAGAACAGGTCAGTGTACTGTTGACCAGTCTGTTGGTACGCAGTGACAACTCTGCCGCCGAAGTTTTAGCTAAAAATTATCCAGGTGGAAGAGCCGCATTTATTTCTGCTATGAATGTCAAAGCGGCTCAGCTGAATTTAGAACATACAAAATTTATTGATCCCAGTGGCTTGGGCGTGTTTAATCTCAGCACTGCCAATGAATTGGTTGAGTTATTGGTTAACGCTTATCGTTATAACTTTATAAGAACTGTGGCTAACCAATCTGAAATCTACACAGTTGTAAAAACTAAATATGGATATAAAGAACGGCCCGTGTATACTAGTACCAGCAAGGCACTGCTGTCCGAATTCGATAACATTGTGCTAACCAAAACTGGTTATACTAGCCACGCAGGCAGGTGCATAATTTTAATGGTTGAAAAATCTGGTCAAATGCAAGCCATTGTTATTTTGGGAGAACCAACCAAACAACAAAGAGACAGTTTGGCTAGACAACTGATAGCACAAAATTCGTAATCATGTTATAATACTTCATGAATAAGATGAGTCGCAGTCCGGACAGACACAGTTTTCGAAAGCGCAGCTATGAACGGAAAATAGCCGAAGCAAAATCACCAGAAGATGTTAAAGCAGCTAAAGAAATGCTGGAAGTTATGAAAACCTGGGAACAAGTAGACATGGAATTAGAAGAAAGCACTGAGTGGCAGAAAAATAACATGAGCTATGATCTCTGTACTACAGAGTGGATTCTTGCCAAAGTTCGTGCCAGCAGAGTCTACAGTCAAAATCTGTATGCGGCCATGTGTAATAACAGTTTTCAACGGTTGGATGTTTGGCCTATTCTCAAAGATGAATACTGGTCATGCAGTTGGCGCAGTGCAGGTGGAATTATAGCTGACATGCGACAAGAAGGTGACTACATTGACTGGTACTGTAGTGGTATCAGAAATGGTCCTGAAACATTTGACCAAGCAGAGTACGACAGTTTAACCGACGAACAAAAAGTTTACTACACAGACTCTCTGAAGTTTGTAAGTGAAAGCACAGTAACAGAAGAAATTGAACAAGATTTAAACAAACTAGGATGGAAGGTAATTCACGGTGACTAATCCCTTTAAAGATCAAGAAAAATTCATGCAGGCCTGTGATCAAACCACAGACAACTGGAATGTTGAACAATTCAATCTATATGTTAATTTGATTGAGGAAGAATTTAGTGAACTGAAAGTTGCTGTCAAAGATTGCAACCCTGAAGAAATTGTGGACGCATTAACTGACATATTGGTAGTCACTATTGGTGCTGCACATAGCATGGGCTGTGATATAGAAGGTGCGTGGAAAGAAGTCATGCGTACTAACTTTGCTAAGATCGACAAAGATACTGGCAAGGTTCGTAAGCGTGAAGATGGCAAAGTGTTGAAGCCCGAAGGTTGGCAACCTCCCAACTTAAAGCCATATACCGACAAAGGTATTGGCAATGGTTTTGTTCCAGAATTTTTTTAAGGAGTAAAAAATGGATTTAGCAATTTATCGTTCAGCAAGCCAAATTAATGCAGCAATGGCTCGTGTTTACAGGCATATGAGTTTAGCTGTCGTTACCAGCATGATCATCAGTTTCATTGTTGGCACTACGCCCGAACTCCTGGAGTTTTTCTTTACAGGCGCAATGAAATGGATTGTGATTTTTTCTCCCCTTGCAGCAATTTTGGCCTTTAGTTTTGCACAGGAGCGATTCAGTACACCAGCACTGCAACTGTTCTTACATGGATTCGCTGCATTGATGGGCCTGAGTTTCAGTACTATCTTTGCGGTCTACACCATGGGATCAATTGTGTCGGCCTTCATGGGCGGAGCAATTTTGTTCGGTACTATGAGCTTTTATGGATATTTCACTAAACGAGATCTAACCAGCATGGGACAGTTCTTGATTGTGGGTTTGATTGCAATTTGCCTTGCCAGCATTGTCAATATCTTTATTGGCAGTACAGTCATGCAGATGGTGATCAGTGCTTTGGCCATCATTGTCTTTTTGGGATTGACTGCATACGACACACAGACTATCAGGGAACTGGTAAGCCGCGATACTGAAACTGGCCGCGAAGAAGTAATAGGTGCGCTGACGCTGTACCTAGATTTTATTAACTTGTTTTTAAGCCTACTTCAACTGTTTGGCGGAAAGAAAGAATGAGAAATTATTGGAGTTGTACACCTTTTGCAGACTGGGTGCGAGGATCCAGCAAACTTAAAATGGGCACTGGCGAACAGTGGCATGAATGGGAAACCAAAGCCCGTGAAGCCCACCCTGTTCGCTGGTGGATTGCCGAAGAAGGTCTGGATCGTATTCAAGATGTTTTTCTGTATATTCCCAATAAACTCTATGACATCAAGTATTACATTAACAACCGTTTTATTACTCGTACTCATGCTCTTACCGCTAGTGCTCGGGATATTCCTCGCGGTCAGTGGCGTGATGTGGGCAACAGGTTCCTTCCGTGTCTTTTCAACGAATTGGTTAATTATGTTGAAGTAGAGTTAGCATGGTGGCACTTGGCATGGGAAAGCAAAGAAAACAGAGCCAAATACAATGCACCCTGGTGGCGTTTTGGTTGGTGGAATGTTCGTGCTTGGCGATGTCCACAAGCTGGCCTTGACAATCTAAAATGGCAAAGTGAATTAGTTTGGAAAGAAGACGAGTGCGAGCCCGGCAGTGCTAACATTGGTAAGCCCACTCACCAAGCTAAAGCTGCAAAAGAAATTTTGGAACTGTACAAGTGGTGGACTGAAGTTTATCCCAATCGTCCCGATCCCATGGATGCCAGCGGTTGGACAGAATACTGCAATCGCATGCGAGAAGAATCCGGTGAAGGCCTGCGTTGGATTGGTATTCAATCTAAAAATAAAGAAACTGAAGCATTGGGTCGTAGGGCTCTTAAACTCAGTCGCAAAATTGAACAACAATATGCCAAAGAAGATGAAGCAATGATGATTCGTCTAATTAAAATTCGTGAAAGCCTGTGGACTTAATATGGATATCAACAACGACATTGTGGTAGAATTCTTCATGTTTTTCCTAAACATGGTAGGGTGGATTTTTATCATCAGCTTGTGTCTTAGCGTATTCAAATATTTTGTAGTTACTAAGCCGCAGGAACAAGAAAGGTTAGATAACTTTTACAAAACGGTTGATGAAATTGTGCATCGTGTCTCAGTGGAAAAACACGGTGACATCTACTATTGGTACGACAATGATGACGGCGAATTTTTAGGTCAAGGACGCACTGACCAAGAGCTAATCGATCATGTTAAACGCCGTTATCCTAACCACTTGTTTTTGTTTACCAACAACGAATATATCAAAGCCCCCGACTGGCAGTTCAAAAAGTACACAGTGCAGGAAAACTAGTACTTCGGTATTACTTGTGCAAAATTGCCAATTGTGCTATAATTAAAGCCTTGCAACAAATATAGGTGCCCTATGTCAATGCACTTGCATCATCCCAGTCTTAGCCTTGGTGGTAAGAAAAAAGGCAAGCAAAAGTTTCGTTCAGCTGAAGAAGCGCAACGAGCAAGAAAACTTGCTGAAGATTGGGAAGCTCTTAAACAACGACATGGCGTGCCCACTAAGGAGAAACGAGTGGCTAAAATTTTTGAACCCCTGCATACCGCTTATAAACTGACTGCTCCTCCGGGACGCGAAACTGCCCGTATTGGCCGCAGTGTGCCCGACGACCATTTAGGTGCAGTGTCCAGTAAGCCTCGTCAGCAATATACTGGTGACAAAATGATTGGTATTGGTACACTGCACAAGAGCAATGCTGTGCCTATCTTTAGTGACGAAGAAGCTAAAGAACAGGCAAGGATGCGTCGTGGCTAAGTATCATTATTATGGCATCAAGGGCGACTATGCTTGGTGCTTTCCGTCAGACTCTTCGCCCATACAGTTAAGTTGGTATGAACCAAAAATTATTGAAGAAAGTGATTTAGCATGGTGCCAGGGCCCCCGAGGCGGTGTGAGGCTTGTCCACCAAAGTTGGGCGCAAGTTGTTGATTTCAAATTCCGCAAGCAGGGGTACATCACCAACAACAAAACGGCTATGGAAGAATTTGCCTGGGTAAAACTTCGTGCCCGGAATCTAACAGTTAAATAATAGTTTAAGGAGCGTGAAACCAAATTGGCTAAAGAAGAAGCGATGAAAATGCAGGGCAAAGTAATAGAAGTACTAGGAAATGCCATGTTTAGAGTTAAGTTAGACAGCACAGAACACCTTGTCACAGCCTATGTAGGCGGGAAAATGCGAAAACACGATATCAAAATTATTGCTGGAGATCGTGTAACATTAGAAATGAGCCCCTATGATCTTACTAAAGGGCGCATCATGTATAGGCAATAAATACTTGCATGACGCAAGATATTAAACAGTTAATCGAACTAGTAGAATCCAAAGGCAAACAGCTAGAGCTTAATAAACTGCCCTATGGCCGCAGTGCCCTTGAGCCTGTAATGAGCAAAAAGACCATTGACTACCACTACGGTAAGTTAGCACAGGGTTATGTAGATCGTTTTAACAAAGGTGAAGGTGACCCTACTTTTAACGAAGCTGGTGCTTTTTTACACAATATCCTGTTTAGTCAGTTTCAGCATCCCCGGCCCAGCAATCAACCTCGTGGTGCTAGTTTAACTTTAATTAATAAAAAATACGGCAGTTTCAAAGACTTTAAAGAAAAGTTTCAAATTGAAGCTATGAAAATACAGGGTTCAGGTTGGATTTATCTAAGTCGCACAGGCGAAATTAAAACTATTAAAAATCACCAAATTAAAAACGACATTGCATTGTTAATTGATTGGTGGGAGCATGCCTGGGCTCTGGACTACGGTGCTGACAAAAAACGCTACTTAGAGAGAATTTGGCAATTGATTAATTGGGATCGTGTCAATATTCGAATTTACGCAGGAAAATAATATGCTAACATTAACCGATAGTGCTGTTAATAAAATTAAAGATTTGTTAGCAGAGGAAAATAATCCATCTTTAAAACTTCGCACTTTTGTGCAGGGCGGCGGCTGTAGTGGTATGCAGTATGGATTTACATTTGACGAAAGTCAAAATGAAGATGATTTTGCCATAGAAGAAGATGGAATTACGGTGTTAATAGACAGCGCCAGTATGATGTACTTGGACGGTGCAAGTATTGATTATAAAGAAGATGTCATGGGCAACAGTTTCACTATTAATAATCCAAATGCTCAAACAACCTGCGGTTGCGGCAGCAGTTTCGCACCTTATTAAAGTTTAAAACCCGCTAAATAAGTAAAACGGGTTTAAAACGACTATGCCTTTATTACCAAATATCAATGTAGGATCAGCGCCTAACGACGGTACCGGGGATACCATTAGGAATGCGTTCATCAAAGTAAATGAAAACTTTCAATTTATCGAAGCTTTCTTCCCTAACACAGATGTAGCTAACTTAACTGCTAATATTACTAGTTCAGGTACCAGCACTTTTAACATTATAAACGGCGGCACTATAGGAAATGCAGGCACGGCTTTTTTGGGTGCTACAGTCAGTGCTGCAACTATTGGTAATTCGGGCGCTACACTAACAGGATCCGCAGTCAATGTAACATCAGTTATTGCCAGCACGGTAAGTGCCGCAACTATTGGAAACAGTGGTGCTAGTTTAACTGGTACTTTAACCACAGCAAATCAAGCAAGTATTAATAGTATTGGTTCATCTGTTACTTCAAATGTGTCAGTTGTTGGCAATTTAATTTTAAACAGCACTTCTATTTCTTTAGTAAAATCTTTACAGTATCAAACATTAACTGCGCCATCCGCTAACGGCACTTATAATCTTATTTTTAACTTAACCAATGTTTCACAAGTAGCTTTTCATATGAGTTCTAATGTAGCATTTACACTTGTTGGAACACCTGAATCAGGAATACGCAAAGATTACATATTTTTTAACAACACAGGGTCTACTAGAATAGTAACACTAATAAACAGCAATAATAATAAAGGAAACGCTAATATTGCAGTAGCTAATGGTACTGTTGCAACCATATCAATGATATCAACTGATACCACCTCTGCAAATATTTTTGCAATGGTAGCTAATACATAATATGGCCAACACCGCACCTATTTGGATTACCCCCGCAGGAGATCTAGGAATTATTCCTGAATTGGAATATTATGAACTGCCTTTAGATGCTTATAATCCAGCGGGCGGTGCTGCTGTTACATTTCAATTAGTGTCGGGGGCCTTACCAGATGGATTACAATTATACGACGATGGTAGAATTTTAGGCATACCGGTACTAGGACAAATTAGAGGTGTACCATCGGCAGTTAGCAAAGTAACTACCAGCACATTTACAGTTAGATGCAAAAATTATCTTAATCAAGTAGCGGACCGAACCTTTACAATTACTGTAGCAGGAATTATTCCTCCTGTTATAATTCCAACAACAGAAAACCTGGGCACATATTTGGACGGCAATTATGTTGAAATTCAACTTGAAGCCATCGAACCCAATAATTTGCTAACACCTGTGTTTAGTATCATTGCTGGGTCTTTGCCCACAGGATTAACCCTAAGTCAAACAGGCTTAATAAAAGGTTACATAAGACCAATAACCAGCGATCAAACAACTGATAATCAAGGGTTTGATGCAAGTGCGTTTGATGTTTATGGATTTGATTTTTCGGGTGTTAATGTCAGCAGAAATTTTCAATTTACTGTACAAGCAGATGATTCAGTAAATGTAGACACACAGATTTATAACTTATATGTACTTGCGAGACAAAGTCTTACTACAGACAACGACATACAAACTGTAGATTCAAGTTATATTACAGCAGACGTTACAACTTTGTACAGTCCAGTATTATATACAGAAGCAGGGAGTTTAGGTACTATAAGACAAAATACAAAATTTGCATATCAAATTGAAGCAGAAGATTTTGATGCAGATGCAATTACATACGAGTTAGTGTCTGGATCATTGCCCACAGGTCTTACATTAGATCCAAACAGCGGTTGGATCACTGGATTTGTTCCTTATTCTTCTTTAAGTAGCAATGTATTTAATTTTAGTATTAGAGTTTACAAAACTGGTAACCCAACTTATGTAAGTGAAACAAAAAATTTCAGTCTTAAAATATTGGGCCAAATCAGTGATACTGTTGTTTGGAATACAGATTCAGACCTGGGAACAATATACAATGGTGATATAAGTGAACTTTATATCAGTGCCAGTACAGCAAGTAATAGGTTTATACAATATAGTTTATTAACGACAGGCGGATTGCCAATTGGACTAGAGCTACAAGCAGATGGTACTATAGCAGGTCGTGTAAGTTTCGAAGTTTTTCAATTAGACGGCGGAACTATTACATTTGACAACAACGCTACAACATGGGATCAAAAATATACATTTACTGTGGCAGTAAGTGACAGTGGCGGCTATGTTTATGATGAAAAAGAATTCACAATTACCGTAGTTGAAAGAGACAAGCAACCTTACGAAAACTTATATTGCCAATTATTACCAACCAGAAGCCAACGAGATTTATTCTATGGCATTTTAAATAATTCAGATATTATTCCAATTAGTTACCTATATAGACAATGGGATCCTTGGTTTGGAAAAAATAATTTGCGTAGAGTTTTATTACAAACGGGGTTAAATCCTCAACAGATTGCAGACTATGTATCTGCAATGACATACAATCATTATTGGAAGCGACTACCTTTTGCAAATGTAAAGACTGCAAGGGCGCAAGACGATAACCTAAATACCATATATGAAGTAGTATATTTGGAACTGATAGATGAAGTAGTTAATAATCAAGGTCTAGGTCCAAACTTATCTGTTACTTGGCCTACAAACATAGCAGGTGTTAGCACAGTATATCCTAACAGTTTTCCTAACATGTATGAAAGAATAGGCGACAATATAGGTTATGAAAATAGAAGTATTTTACCAAAGTGGATGACCAGCACACAAACAGACGGTACAGTTTTAGGATTTACAAGAGCATTTGTTCTTTGCTATGTCCAGCCCGGCAAGGCTCTGGAAGTAGCTTATAGAATAAGTGAAGTTATTGAAGATTTTGAATACATAGAATTTACAATTGACAGATATGAATATGACAGTGTACTAAGTGATAATTTTGATAAAGATCCAAACACAGGCACTGGCACAATTACAGCAAATACTGCTAGTAATTTGGTTACAGGATCGGGAACCATGTTTACTAGTGAATTATGGCCTGGCAAAACTTTGTATGTTAGCAATGTTAGTTTAGGAATAATTGATACAGTAAGTAACGCAACAGCGTTAATTTTAACGGCAAATGCAAATTCAAATGTTACAGCCACTGCTTTTACCTATAGCACAAATTCGTTTATAATAAACAATTTTGTTTCCGGAACAGGTAATATTTCTGCTAATACATCTAGTCCTTACATACAAGGAATCGTTACTAATATTTCTGGCACAGGACTAATTTCTGCTACTGTTAACAGCCCAATAATTACTGGATACGGTACCAGTTTTAACACAGAATTATCAGTTGGCAAGCAAATATATTATTCAGGAAATAGTTTAGGAACTATAACTAGCATTTCTAGTGCAGTAACCTTAACTATTGATAATCCTGCAACATCCAATTTATCAAATATTGCATTTACTGCGGACGGAACTACTACATTGTTCATGAATGATTTACATATAAATGATACCATTTTAGTAAATACCAATGTTCGTTTGGGCACTGTAAAAACAATTCACAGCAATACAAATGTAGAACTTTACAGTAATAGTCTAACCACAGTAAGCAACCTTAGTTATAGTCACACAGCTCGAGATAGTTATACTACCCCAAGTCAAGGAGATAAATATCTTAAGTTTCCCCAAATCGGAGTATTGTCATAAATGACCAGCAGTATTAATTATACCAACATAGACGCAACTTTTCCAGTAGCTGGACAAGATAACAGCAGCCAGGGTTTTAGAGATAACTTTCAAAATATTAAAACTAACTTCCAATATGCTGCCACTGAAATTTCAGCACTTCAAGCTAATGCTGTTATAGCAGGTCAAAGTAATAATTTGGCAGGTTCACTGCTAGCCAACGCTAGTGTACTGGGATTGAGAGAAGTATATTATGATCACGGCACAGTTAGCTCGGGTACACTAACTTACAACTGGTACAATGGCAGTTACCAATTGGTAAATTTGGGCGCAAGTTTAACAGTTACATTTTCTAATTTCAGCAGTGTAACAGATAAAACAATCAGTATTAGATTAGGTGTTGTGGTACCAAATGTTGCCTACACCATTACTTGGCCAGCCAGTGTTAGCCAAAATATCAGCACATTAGATCGCCAGTCTGGACAAGTCACAAGATTTGCAAACACTGGGTATTATGTGTTTGAACTTGTGACAACAGACGGTGGTACAAGTTGGAGCATAAGTGAAGCTACTCGCAATCGCAATGAGTTCCAAGGTAATGTTAACTTTTATACCACAATTAGTAACACTACAGCTACTGGTGTAACTATTACAGTAGCCAATGTTGGTGGAGTTGTTAAAGGCAATATCTACGCTAATAACATTATTGTAGATACTTTAGTCAGCAGTGGTAACAGTGCCACTTACACAGGTAATTTAACTGCTAATAATTTAATTGCTAATACAGGCATCTACGGCAATATTCAAACTGCTGTACAATCTGGCATTACCCTAGTTGGTACTTTGACAAGTTTGTCAGTAAGCGGTAATGCCAACGTTGGTAATGCTACTGTAACTGGTATGACCGACATGTGCGGCGGAACAACTTATGGTGTTCAATACGCTAATGTCACAAATGGCGGATCTACCCAAATTTATAGTAATATTGGTTTTGCACTTTTAAATCCAAATGCTGGAACTATTTCCACACATACAATTATAATGCCTGCAACTCCAGTTAATGGGCAATCAATTAGGATTGCATTTGCCAATACAATTACAACTTTGACTCAAAGTGGATCCGGCGGCCAAACAGTGAACGGTGCATTCAGCACAGGTAATACTACTTTTGGTGGAACTTGGATCTATCACACAAGTACGAATGCTTGGTACAGAGTTGGTTAACCAAACTGTTTGATTTTAACTGGTATAGACTTTATAATATATGTGAAGTCTAACATATGAGCGAAGAACTTTACTTACAATTAACCAAAGTTTGGCAACTGATGGCTTCGGGCAGAATTTATGCTGCTCGAGAGCTACTAGAAAAACTGTTAGGTCACGACCACAAGGATCGAGCATAATGCATCCATTAAGTCCAGATTTAAGTCAAATGTCAGACGCTGATCTGCAAAAGAAGCACGGCGAACTAATGACAAAATTAAACACTGCTTATAGAATGAACAGTGGTCAACTTGTACAACAACTGCAAATGATTTTAGAAGACTTTACTCAAGAAATCAGTCGCAGACAACAAAAACAACTTGATGACATTCTCAAGAAAAACGATAAGTTTGATAATATAATCGATATAAAGTGAAATACAACAGCTACGGCGAATTAATTGTTGACGAGCATGACCTGTTTGATTTGTTATACACAAATCCTGATCTAGATTTGACAAGATTTCAAGTGCAAGACCCCACACAGTTTAATTTAGCAATAAAAAATTTACACGCAGAATTTGAAAAACTAAACACATACACGCCAGTAGACTATGCCGGTTTAGAAGATTTTGATCGAACTCATCAAAGTAAATGGTCTATGCCTGAAGAATACAAAAACATGGACATTGCAGAGTGGGTATTGGCTCAGTGTACTACAGAAGAACAACTGCAACGAACAGGACAAGAGCTATTGATGTTTCAAGATCGTAACTTGTTTGATTTGTTAAAGTTTATGAAGTATTTGGTGGATACTATGCGTAAAAATAATATTGTTTGGGGCGTGGGTCGTGGATCTAGTGTGGCCAGTTATGTTTTATATTTGATAGGTGTACACAAAATTGACAGTATATATTATCAATTAGACATAGAAGAATTTCTTAAATAATAGCACACAAGGATAAAATTATGGCTAAAGGCATTTATAGAACAGCATTAGGCAAAACCGTTAACATGGATCAGCTTAGGCTTCAACATGAAAAGGATCGTGCTGTTGGTAACATGAACGCAAATGCAAGGGGCGATATTGTTGCTCCCGATGGCACAGTGGTAAAAGGGCGTAACCAAAGAATGCAAGAACACTATCAGCATCGCGCACCTGTTGACTTAACAAAAATTCGTAAGAGGTAAACAAATATGGCAATGCCAAATCCATTTGACCAAAAGATTGGTTTTAAATTCACTAATAAAGTAAAAAAGTTAATTCCCTTAAATGATCATGTCTTGGCCACAGACATGAACTTTGGACAAAGAACACTGAGCAGTGGTATTATTTTAATGGGCGATGATGCTAAAACAGACGGTATTAGACCTCGTTGGTGCAGAGTTTATGCTGTTGGTCCCAAACAAGAAGATGTAGTACCAGGACAGTGGATTTTAGTAGAACACGGTCGTTGGACTCGTGGTATTGAAGTTGAAATTGACGGCGTACAATTTACAGTACGCAGAATTGACGCAGCCGCTATTATGATGGTCAGTGACGAAGAGCCCAGCACAGATGATAACATCAGCACAGCAGTTCATGCAGAAAGAAAGTCGAGAGAATATTATGGAGAATAAAACTTGGACACTGACAGTCGAAGCAGATCCTGAAAGCCCCGAAGACATGATACTGACATTTCCCGATGACTTAATGGAGTCCACAGGATGGCAACCTGGCGATGTTATTACATGGCAAGATAACCAAGACGGTACTTGGACATTAACGAAAAAACAAAAATAACATGAGCTTTAGAATTACTTGGGACAGAAAGTTGATTGAAAATCAACTAAGAGCTATGTCCGCACAAGTTAACAATCACTACAATGATGGATTTACCCAATGGGAAATCAAAAAAGATCTACTAGAGATAAAATATCTATTAGATGAAATTCTCGAAACCAGTCCCACATTTAGTGGGGAACCAGAATATTTTGAACTACAAGCCAAACGAAAAACTTGGAAAATTTTAAATGAAAAAACAAATAGTCGATAACGGTGGGCATGTGACCCATATGGAACTTAAACAATTTAACGACACCACCCACCAAGGGTGGTTAAACTTTAGAATTACCACAACTTACACAGACAGTAAGAATCCTTTAGAAGAACATGTCAAATACGATGTCTGTTTAGATCCCGAAGCTGTCAAAAATTTAAAGGAATTAATCAATGCAGTTTGATATTCAACCCCGAGATACCAGCCGCGGACACTTTTATGTCAGCATTGTAAAAAGTGCTATTCGAATTAGTGCAGGTACATTATTAATTGTAGGTTCTATTGTTGAACCTGCAGGATTTAAATACGCCATTGCAGGTACAGGAGCCTTGCTAATATTGGCTGAAATTTTAGGTGTAGTAGAGGAGTTAGTATAATGCCAACTGTAGAAACTTATGTAGAAGTTGATGTAGAATTAACAGACTTTAGTGACAATGATCTAATCGAAGAAATAGAAAGCCGCGGCCTGCAGCTGCCTACTGATCTTGTTACTGCAATTTATTTTAAGCGTAGGTCAGGACAAGACTATCAGCGTGAATTAGACGAACTAATTTATTCGACCATTGGTAAGATTGTATGATATTCAATAAAGTAAGAGAACTCAAAGACAAAGGTCTGAAGATTGGTATAACTTTTAGCACATTCGATTTGCTACACGCTGGACACATTGCCATGTTAAGTGAATGTAAAAATCACTGTGATTATTTGATTGCAGGACTGCAAACTGATCCTACTATTGATAGACCCGACAGCAAAAATCCTCCTGTACAGAGTATTGTGGAACGACAGATTCAATTAAGTGCTACTAGATATGTAGATGAAATAGTTGTTTACCAAACTGAAAAAGATTTGGAAGATATTCTGCTGACACTACCAATTGATGTTAGAATTTTGGGTGTAGAATATGCTGATAGAGATTTCACCGGGAAGGAAATTTGCTTTGACAGAGGCATTGAACTTGTGTATAATAAGCGTGATCACAGTTTTAGCAGCAGCAGTCTGCGTAAACGAGTAGCGGAGGCACAGACAAGAAAATGAGCGACGGCGGCAAAGGTTCAGCACCAAGACCATTCAGTGTAGACCATAATACTTTCAGCAATAATTGGGACGCTATCTTCGGCAAGAAGAAAGTCTCACAACGACCCTGCAGATGTTATAATTGCATGAAGGACAAAGATCCCCAGTACACAATCACACACATGATTGTGTGTCCAGAATGCGGCAACAAGCGTTGTCCCCGACCAACTGATCATAGATATGAATGCACCGGTTCAAACGAGCCGGGTCAACCAGGAAGTAGATACTAATGAAAGAACTTTGGACAGAAAAATATAGACCCAAAACAGTAGACGAATATGTGTTTACTGATCAAGCAGTTAAAGAACAAGTAGAAGGATGGATTGAAGAAGGTGCTTGTCCACATCTACTGCTGCATGGACCAGCAGGCACTGGCAAGACTACACTGGCCAAAGTCTTGGTCAATCAGTTAGGCATTGACGACTATGACTTTTTACAAGTCAACGCCAGTCGAGACAACGGTGTAGACTTTCTTAAAACAAAGATAGAAGGCTTTGTCAGTACACTGCCCTTTGGACACTTAAAAATTGTGTTATTAGATGAAGCAGACTATTTGAGTCCTAATGCACAGGGACTGTTGCGTGGCTTAATGGAAACTTATCAAGCACAGGCTAGATTTATCCTAACTTGTAATTTGGTACACAAGATCATTACGCCAATCAAAAGTCGCTGCGTAGATCTACAGATTAACAAAACAGATCAAACAGAATTTACGGCAAGAGCAGCTACAGTACTGGTCACTGAAGAAGTAGAATTTGACTTAGACACACTGGACAGCTATGTCAAAGCAACTTATCCTGATCTTCGTAATTGTTTAAAGTTGATTCAACAAAACAGCAGTACTGGTAAACTGTTAAGTCCCCGAGAAGAACAAAGCAGTACCGCAGACTATAGACTCACAATGGTAGAACTGTTCAAACAGCGAAAGATTCGTGAAGCTAGAAAACTGTTGTGCGAACAAGCTCGCCCTGAAGAAATGGAAGAAATCTTCCGCTGGATGTATGACAACTTGGATTTGTGGAGCAAAAGCGATGAAGGACGAGACGAAGCTATTATGATTATTCGCAAAGGTATTGTGTGGCACAGTCAGTGCGGTGATCCTGAAATCAACTTAAGTGCTACTATCACAGAGCTAGCAGGAATCGACAAATAAATACTGTATGATTCCAGGAATGTTCAAACAGAAAAAGAAAAAGGTAGTTGATCCCAACGCTCCACCACGCCCTACACTGTTGGGACATGAAAAAGAAATGAAAACTTGGCGTGATCAGTTTAAAAAGTTAGCTGAAACTAACACCGACCAAGCACTGGAACTGGCGTACCTGCGTAGAAAAATTAATAGACTCGAAAGTCAATTGGAAGCAACAATTGGCGTTGTACAACGACTTCAACAACGAAAATAATTTATGAAAAACAAAATCATATTAACAGACGCTGACGGCGTGCTGCTTGATTGGGAGTATAGTTTTGATGTTTGGATGCGACAGCATGGCTTTAATAAAGTAGAAGGTGGCCACTTAAAATATAAAACCGACAGTAGATACGGTATCGACGGTGAACAAGCTACTAAACTAGTCAAGATTTTTAACGAATCAGCACACATAGGCTTTTTACCTCCCTTGCGTGATGCCATGTATTATGTTAAAAGGCTACATGAGGAACATGGTTATGTGTTTCACTGTATTACCAGTTTGAGCAAAGATGAAAATGCCTGCGAACTCCGCAGAATGAATCTTCGTAAACTGTTTGGTGAAACTGCATTTGAGAAGTTTATTTTCCTTGAAACCAGTGCAGACAAAGACGATGCACTAGAGCCCTACAGAAACAGCGGCTATTACTGGATAGAAGACAAAATTACTAATGCCCAGGTTGGTTACAATCTTGGATTAAGAAGTATTCTAATGGAACATGGACATAACATGGATGCTGTGCTTCCATTTGCCAAAGTTAAAAATTGGCGTGATATCTACAACATCGTTGTACATAATTTGAAATAAGTAGTCGGCCGAAGCCGACTACCCAGAGTTTATATCTCCCGATATACTCTTAACACTTCCTTAACAGCAGGATGCCTTTGGATATCTCTTCCGGTTAATTCTACTCCTGCTATGTACTGACAATTTTTATAGTCTTCGACCAGTGCCTTAAAGTCTAATAGACCATTGTCAGGGTCTTGGCGGTCCGCTTGACGGGTGTCCCCGGTGACAACCATTTTACTATTTTCGCCTAAACGAGTTAACAGCATTTTCATCTGATTTGGTGTAGCGTTCTGCATTTCGTCTGCAATTATCCACGCATTTTTAAATGTCCGTCCTCGCATGAATGCTAGTGGAGATATCTCTATTATTTGTTCGTCTAGCATTCGGGCTACTTCTTTTTTGTCGTAGTACTCTAATAATACATCAAACAAAGGTCTTGTCCATGGTTCCATTTTTTGATTTAGATCCCCGGGCAAAAATCCATGCTGTTCATCGTCTACTCCCACAGCAGGTCTTGTAAGAATGATCTTAGTAATACTGCCCTCTCTCAAGGCTCTAATACCCGCTAACATGGCCAACATGGTTTTGCCTGTACCCGCAGGTCCTGTGGCAAAAATTATTAGCTTGTTGGGATCTGTTAGAAGATTTATATAAGTTTCTTGATTGAGTGTTTTGGGTAGTAATTGAACAGCTCGTTTGCGTGTATTATAATAAGTGTTGATACTGACTATATTGTTTTCTACTTTTTGTTCAGGTTGGTAGAGCAACCTACTCTTACGCTTTGACAATATATCCTCCAAATGTGTAAGTGTGGAACTAAGCAGCGGACTCTAAACTCAGTGTCCACTTAATATTTAAAAATAGACTGTAATAGCAAACCGCTGTTATAATAAATCTGTATTTTAGACTAAGTATTAGGCTGTTGGTAAATATGTTGATCAATAATATGAAAACCATAGCACTATTTAGAGACAAATCTTCCAAACAAGCAGCAGAATGTGGTGATGGTGTTATTGCTGCACTTAGTCCTTTCTATAACATAAAAATTTTTACAGAACAACAATGTACATCTGAAACTTTCAAGGGGGTGGATATGTTAGCATTTCCCGGAGGCGTGGGAGATGCTGATGACTATGACGCTATGTTTTTAAGAAAAAGAGCCAATGCGGTAGCAGATTTTGTAGCCCAAGGTGGTGCTTATCTAGGCATTTGTGTAGGTGCGTACTGGGCAGGAAAACATTACTTTGATATACTAGACCAAGTTGATGCAGTACAATACATTAAAAGACCTACAGCAGATATTCGCAGATGCTATGACATAGCCGCAGATGTAACTTGGCTAGGACAAGAAGAAAAAATGTTTTTTAGAGATGGCTGTACTTTTACTGGTAACCCAAAAAGTTATACAGTTACTGCAACCTATGCGAATGGTGATCCAATGTGTATAGTCCAGGGTAAAGTAGGTGTAATGGGAGCTTGCCCAGACAGCTTAGAATCTTGGTACAATAAAAGCTACATTAAACCCTATTGGCACAAAGGTCGTCATCACAAACTTCTGCAAGATTTTGTCAAACAGTTATTGGAAAAATAATGATAATTGAATTACTAGTAGCTGGATTTTTTACAGCCATTGGCTGGTGGGGTGCAAATCACTATGTGATTGAACCTTACTTTCCCGCCCCAATAGAGCGAAAAATAGAACAAAAAGAAGAGCCAAAAGAATAATAATAGCGCATAAATAATATTATGGCCGCGAATATTAAAAAAATACTAGATAACACAAAAGATATCTACATGACTGACAGTAGTTTAGAAACTTTGTTGGACTACGAGCGTGTGCTAGATGACTTGGATTTATATGCTTTTGATAACTGGAAAAAAGGCGAACTAGTTGAAGGTCCAGTTTATGAAAAGTATTTTGTAACCTGCACTTTTATGTACGATTACAAAAATATGCCAGATCCTGCAGGTGGTGAGCGTTTGCTTAATTATGGCTGCGAAATTACTTACAAAAAAGATATATTAGAATATCCTATTGCAGTTAAAAGCTACGACGATTTCAAACCAGGCACAAAAATGCCCAGAATGGTCAGCAAGCCTATTTGGTTAGTTACTATAACCATGCCCAAGCAGTTAATGAGCGATATTGAGCAGGGCAGTATTGAACTTGAAAACGGACTGTTAGATCAGGAAGACATCGAGCAGGCCGCAGAAGAAGGTCAAACAGATGATGTATTCCAACAAGACATGGAGCAACAAAATGCACCAGCAGTCTAATATATTCGAAGGCCTAGAACAGGGCGATCTAAAAAGACTAGTAAAATCCGAATTGCACATTGATGAATTCAAAAGCAAAATGGGCACCGACGAGGATATCATTGTACTAAGCTTTAAAGTTCGTGAAAAGGAACCTGCTAACTCTCTTATGTCATTCTTTGAAACCGGATATGACTTTGTGCTAGACAGTGATGTCAGTTCAGGCGTTATGGATGACGGCGAATACATTGTGTTTGTTGAAATAGAGCGTTCAGTTGATGCAGCTGATCGCATTATGCAGTTAGTAGATGACTTACTTAATCTTACAGATCAAGACATAGCTGACTGGAAGTTTCAGTATCGCAAAAACAGTAAACAGTATGATTTAAGCTTAGATAATGTAGCTAATATTGTACCTTTAACTCCTGAATTTTACAGCAAACAGTATAAAGATTCTGACGAAGAAATCACTGCTATGCAGGAAGCTGCAAGAGTTCCTATCCGCAGAACTGCTCCTGTAAATGATTGGACTGAGCAGCTGCGAGTAGCAGCAGGCTTAAAATAATCCAAACCTAAAACCACCAGCCAAAAAGCTAAATACTTTGAGATAACTTTTCAAGGACAAAGCAATGGCTGATGGATTCCAATTTGATTTTACAGTAGAAAAACTAGACGAATGCGTACACGGTAACCCTTATATTCAACAGTGGTACAGCGCATTTTGCAAAATATTACCAGATTATGAAATACACACTATTCCTCGTGTGGCTGCATTTGTAGCACAGACAGCACACGAATCTGGTGGATTTAAATTTATTACAGAAAACCTTAACTACAAGGCTGCAAGTCTTCGTAAAGTATGGCCCAAGTACTTTCCTGATGATGCCACTGCGGCAAGATACGCTAACAAACCAGAAATGATTGCTAACCGTGCTTATGGTGGCAGAATGGGGAATGGTCCCGAAGAGTCAGGTGACGGTTGGCGTTATCGTGGTAAGGGACTAATCCAACTTACCGGCAAAGACAACTATACTCGCTATGCCGAAAGTTTAGAAATTTCCGTAGAAGAAGCAGCAGAACATTTACTGACCTTTGAAGGTTGCGTACAAAGTGCTTGCTGGTTTTGGGAAGCCAACAACTTGAACCAGTGGGCTGACAAAGGTGATATGTTAACTCTAACAAAACGCATAAATGGTGGTACACTGGGATTGGAAGACCGCATCAAGCACTATAAACACGCAATGGAAGTATTTGGTGGATAATGTTTCTACTAAGTTTCTTGCCTGACAGTTTTTTAGAAATGGTAGTCAATGCCATTCTAGTTGCTGGCATTGTCTTGAGCTTTTTAAGTTTCTTTGTTATTAACAAGATCTTAAACAGATGGCCCGGCATGAGTCCTTACTATCACTTACTGCAATTAGTCAGCGCAGTGCTGTTAATAGCAGGTGTGTATTTTAAGGGCAGTTATGCCACCGAAGCAGAATGGCGTGCCAAAGTTAAAGCAGCAGAAGAACAAGTTCGCATTGCAGAACAACAGGCCGCTGAAGCTACAGCAAAGGTAGAAACTAAAGTTGTAGAAAAAACAAAATTTATCAAAGTGCGTGGTGAAACTATCATTAGAGATGTGGAACGAGAAATAGTCAAGTATAATAATACTTGTGTTATTCCCCCAAAATTTATTGAACTGCACAATCAAGCTGCTGAGCCTCCACAGTTTGACAAGGAAAAGAAATGATGGATCAAGAACAAAATCGTCGCAGTTCATTGATAGTAACACTGTTGTTTTTGGCCGCTATTGTTGCTATGTGTGCAGGTTGCACAACACCTCCTGTGCGTCAAAAGTGGCCTGATGCTCCTAAGTTCAGTGAACAGACTTGCCCACAGCTGGAAAAACTTAAAGAAGGCGCACAGCTCAGTGATGTAGCAAAAACAGTAACAATTAACTATTCAACTTATTATGAGTGTGCAGTAAAAAATGACGCTTGGATTGAATGGTACAAAATACAAAAATCAATTTACGAAGGCACTTATAAATGAAAAATATCTTATTAGTTATTGGTTTTAGTTTAACATTAAGTTCATGTGCTGTAGTAGCCACTGTACAAAAATATTGGCCCAGAGATCATGATCCAGTAATGTTTGAAACATTAGTTGTAATTGAACAGGAACTGGATGCAATTGACTGTAAAAACCCAGACTGGACTAAAGTCCAATACGAAGCTAAAAAATTAGATCGTTATGCTACACTGCGTAATGATCCACAACGAGAAAATTTACAAGGTCTCAATAAGCATCTAGAAAAATTGAGTTCAAATAAAAATCCTGTATTTTGTGATCTAGGTAAAAAGACTGGCAAACAGAGAATAGACGCAACTTTAAATGCTTGGAAAGGAAGATAATGAACACACTAGAACATGAAATACAAGCTATCACTGAGCAATACCAACTAGGTAATATCAGTGTAGAAGAAAAGAATTACCTGCTACAAGAAATTAGGGATATTAGAGCTGCACAAGAATGTGCTGGCAATGAAGAAATGTTTAGATACGTGGTGCAGTGTTGCAATGTAGCTATGGCTGTGGTATGAACAAACACGAACATTGGACAGATAAAAAATGGCGTCCATATATGGCATGGATGTACATGATTGTCTGCCTACTAGACTTTGCTGTTTTCCCTGTACTATGGAGTATACTACAGGCCTACTATCGAGGAGAAGTAACTAACCAATGGGATCCTTTAACACTCAAAGGTGCAGGTCTGTTTCATATAGCTATGGGTGCTGTTATAGGCGTGACATCTTGGAGTAGAGGTAGGGAAAAAATACAAGGAATGCAAAATGAACTATCGTCTAGCGTGGCTTCAACAGATAAGCCCTAAAGATATAGCACAGGTTGTGCAGGAATTTATTAAACGAGATTCAACTAATCAGCACAAAGCGGCGTTATTACAAGCAGCACTGGAAGCACACCTTCGTAAAGACAAAAAAGCTAAGTAATTATAAGGGCTCAGTGCCTATTAAAAGGAACAAAATATGAAATTATCAGCAATTATCGTAAGTTTAGCACTAGGTTTTGGCCTAGCAACACCTGCACATGCCGAAGCAGAAGTAAAAGAAGTCTGTAAAGATGTAGTAGGCAAAGATGGAAAGACTGTTAAGGACGGCAAGGGAAATCCCGTTCAAAAATGCAGCAAAGTTAAAGTACACAAAAAGGTTGAAGGCGAAAAAGTACCTGACGGTAAAAAGAAGTAATTTAATTACTGGCAAACCGGACTAGTTGACTCTAGCCGGTTTTTCTTTTATACTAGATCAATGAGTCATTACGACACTTTAGGCATAACCAAAACAGCCACACCCGAAGAAATAAAAAGAGCATACAGAAAGTTAGCCAGTCAGCATCATCCTGACAAAGGCGGAGACACGGCCAAATTTCAGGAAATTGAAGAAGCTTATCGAGTACTAAGTGATGCCGAAAAACGAGCACAGTACGATAATCCACAACCAAATAATATTCACTTTAATTTTAATCACGGTGATATTAATTTAGATGATATTTTTAGCAGATTTGGTTTTGGTAATCCTTTTGCTAATCACCCGCACTTTAGACAACAGGAACGACGAAACAAAGACATTAGAGCAGATATACAGTGCCAGCTTCACGAAACACTTAATCCACAGTCCAAAACACTTAGAATCAAAACCAGCAACGATCAAGTTCACACTGTGGACATAACTATCCCGGCAGGTATAACTTCGGGCACCACAATCAAGTATCCAGGTTTGGGCGATAACATGTTTACCAATCTAACTCGCGGTGACCTGTATATCAATGTTCATGTAATTAACAACAGTGCCTTCGAAGTCAGTGGATTAGATTTGTTAACAACGTTGACTATCAGCTGCTTTGATGCTATACTAGGCAGTGAGCAAACAGTTGTAGGCTTAGATGGAAAACAATTTTTGATAAGGACACATCCAGGTTGCCAACCCGATACCAAACTAAAAATTGCTGGAGAAGGTTTACCGGCATTTCAGAAAGATATCAAAGGCCACTTGTTTGTACGCATCAAAGTTCAAATTCCGACAGATCTCAGCGACTCTGCTCTTGAACAAATTCAAAAACTCAAATATAACCAATAAATATTTTTATGCTTGAATCATCCCCAGAAATTGACAAAATCATCGCAGCCGCAACAGCAATTGCCGTGGCTAAAAATCACCAGTACAGCACACTGGAGCATTTGGCATTGGCCATGGTTCAAGACGAAGCATTTGGACAATTTTGTAAAGACTATGGCGCCGATGTTGATGCACTGGCTGCTGACTTAGACAAATTTTTAACTGACCAAACACAGGTTCTATTAGACAAAAATAAAACTGGTACTCCTAGAAAAACAAGAACACTGGAGCGTGTGTTTAATCGCGCATTTACACAGGTTCTGTTTAGCGGTAGAAACAATCTACAAGTAATTGATTTGTTTTTAAGCGTAATGGACGAAGAAGCCAGTCATGCTTCGTATTTCTTTAAAAAATACGGATTTGAAAAAGACAAAGTTGTAACTTATTGGAATAAAACATTCAGCAAAACCAGTAAAAAGAAATCCGGTAATCAAGTTGATGCTATCTTGAATGAATACTGCACTAACTTAAATGTCAAAGCAGAAAAGAATGAAATTGATCCTGTAATTGGCCGTGAAACAGAAATTCAAGAAATTGTAGAAGTTTTGGCCAAGAGAAATAAAAGCAACATTCTAATGGTAGGCGATCCCGGCGTAGGTAAAACTGCTATTGCCGAAGGCCTAGCTAGAAAGATTGTTGAACAGGAAGTGCCAGAATATTTGTTAGAGCATGTTGTTTATAATTTAGATATCGGCAGTTTGTTGGCTGGTAGTAAGTATCGCGGCGAATTTGAGGAAAAGTTTAAAGATGTAATGAAAGCTCTGGCCTTAAAAGGCAAGTGTATTTTGTTTATTGATGAAGCGCATACTATGCGTGGTGCTGGTTCAGGCAGTAACAGCAGTCTTGATTTCAGTAACATGATTAAACCTGCACTGACAAAAGGTAATATTAAAGTAATTGCCAGCACTACTTGGGAAGAATACAGCCAAAGCTTTGAAAAAGATCGCGCACTGATGCGTCGCTTTTATAGAATGACTGTGGAAGAACCTACACCCACTATTGCCAAAGATATTCTTCATGGACTTAAGGAATATTTTGAAGAATTCCATAATGGCACTGTCAGTGACGAAGCCATTGAAGCCGCAGTAGATCTAAGTGTTAGATACCAAACAGATAAAAGACTGCCTGATAAAGCAATTGATTTGATTGATGCTAGTATGGCAAGATTAAAAATTGCTTCCGCAAACTTTGTACTACGCAAGAGTCACATTATTGATAGTCTCAGCAAGTTTACTAAGATTCCTGTTCATCAATTAGATAATGAAACTACTAAGAACTTAGAAAATCTCGAACCCAATATCAAATCGAGACTGTTTGGTCAAGATACTGCTGTTGAAAATGTATTAGATAAAATTTATGTAAGCCGAGCAGGTTTGAAAGCACTCAACAAACCTGTAGGTTCGTTCCTGTTCCTGGGCCCAACAGGCACAGGTAAAACAGAACTGGCAAAATTATTGGCTGAAAATCTCGGGATGAAACTACTTAGATATGATATGAGTGAATACCAAGAGAAACATTCGGTTGCAAAACTGATTGGAGCTCCCCCCGGGTATGTAGGCTATGATGATGGTAATCTTGGAGGCGGTCTGCTTATCAGCGAAGTCGAAAAGAACCCTAATTGTATTATCCTATTTGATGAAATTGAAAAAGCACATCCGGATGTCAGTAATCTTCTGCTAAGTTTAATGGACGAAGGCATTGTTACCAGTAGCAATGGAAAGAAAGCCGACTGTAGAAACAGTATTGTTATCTTAACTAGTAACCTTGGTGCTCAAGACAATGAGCGCAACAGTATCGGCTTTACTAGCTTGGACAGAGAAGGCGAAGATGACAAGGCTGTTAAAGACTTCTTCAAACCTGAATTCCGTAACCGTTTAGATGGTGTTGTCAAGTTCAATAAACTCAACAAACAACATATTGAACGAATTGTGGACAAGTTTATTAAAGAAATTAATGACTTACTCAGTGACAAACACATCAGTATTAGAGTAAGGCCAGCGGCCATTGATGAAATTATTGACAAGGGCTACGACAATAAAATGGGCGCACGACCCTTGTCCCGTAAGATCAATGAATTGATAAAAACTCCTTTAAGTAAAAAGATACTTTTTGAAAATCTACAAAACTGCACAGTAGACATTGATTATGTTGACAGTGAGTTTGATTTTAATGTTAGGGAAAATGAGTATATTCTTTATCCCACTAACAAAGCTATAGATGAAAATGGATATGTTGTCTTGGACGAAGTTAACGCCAACCTGTAAGGTTAGGGATACTGTAAAACTGTTCTACGGCCAGTACCTGTACAAGGCCGTGCTGCATATTCCATTGGCTGGTATAATTAGACAGGATAAAAATAGCAAACTCAGCATCGAATCACTGGTAGAAATAAGAAAAACAAATTTTAAAAGATTTAATTTACATTCAAATTGGATAACAAGAAGCAACGCAATGCGTAAAAATCAGTATTCCGAAGTAGATATCGATCAATTGAAATATTGGCAACAGGTGTTTGCAGACCATAAAGACCAACTTAAACATAGAATTGAAGAACCTTGGATTCAAGTCTACGGCAACAATGAGCAGTTAATGTACGACTTAATCAAACACAACAAACAAAGTTTAACAGAGTTTTACAAGCCAAAAAATGATAGCTCTCGACAAATTTTACAGTCTAATCAAATTATTGTAAAAAAACCCACTGACTATCAGTATAAGATATATCTCAAAGAAGGATACAATTTATCTACTGAGCTAAGAACCAGCCTTGCACAATATTTTGACAGTTTGGGCGACGATGTCAAACTAACAAAAGCTGTGTATCATAACTTGTTTACTAGGAAACTTTGGTTTACTGGCGGATATTTTTATGCCAAAGATGACAAAATAGCAACATTTTTAAGCCTTATGGCGCCAGGATTTATTTCAGGAATTTTTCAACAGGTTTACCAGCCTTCATAAATATCCATATAATCCAAGGACAGCACTATGGCTAAAATTCAAGAACAAAATATTGTGATCACTGTTAGCAAACTAGTCAAAAACGACGAAGCGGATAAAATGACAATCACACAGGATGTAGCAGATGCACTGGCATCTGTAGCAGAAGAATTACTTGGCAACGGTGTTGTTGTCGAAGTTAATATAGCTTAATCAACTACCTAAGAAAGAAACTCATGAGCGATTCAAACAAAAAAGTCGAAGCAAAAGAAATCACGCCCAAAGCAACTGCAACGCCAGTGCCCAAGCTGACCAAAGCAATTATGCCAGTGCCTGATTTGGCCAAAACTGCACCACAGATGCCACAGGGTAATCAATTTGATTTTAGCAAAGTTCATGTACACTTTGCTGTTCCTTGTTATGGCGGCATGGTAAGTGAACCAACTATGACTAGCTTTTTGCGTTTTACACTGTTAGCGCAGAGAGTAGGCCTTAACTGGAGTTTGGACACCATGGTCAATGAATCATTGGTTACACGAGCAAGAAATAACTTATGTGCCAAGATGATGACCAACGATGCTGCCACTCACTTTATGTTTATTGATGCAGACATTCGTTTTGAACCAGATGCTATTTTTGGTATGATTGCCGCAGACAAGGATGTTATCGGCGGCTTGTATCCTAAGAAGAGCCTGCCCATTGACTATGTTATTAACTTGAAAAACGGCGGCCGAATTGAAGGTCCTATCTTCCAAGTAGACACACAAGGCACTGGTTTCTTATTGTTTAGAAAGAGTGTTTACCAACAGTTGATCAAAGCACACCCAGAGTGCAAGTATGTGGATGACATTGGACTAGGCAAGCAGTATGAACCTTTCATGTACAGTATTTTTGACACTGTGATTGACGAGCGCGGTCACTACTTGAGCGAAGACTGGACATTCTGCCGTCGCTGGCAAGCCCTGGGTGGCGATATTTGGGCCGATAGTCGTGTACTGTTGAACCACATTGGACACTATGAATTCAAGGGCGATTTGGCAGCATTGGAACGCAAAGGACTGAAGCGTGTTGATGCTAATAGCGAAGAAGGCCGCGCAGCCATTGAAGCACAAAAGGCCGCAGCAGCTGCAGCTTTAGCAACAGCTAAAGAAACTGCAAATGAGTCAGTATAAAGAAACACTTAAATTTCGCATCGGTCTAAGCGGTACTTTTTGGAATAAAGTACCGCTTTTTTCTATTAGAATTGATGGAATAGAGTTATTTGCAGGCTTTGTATCTACCGAAGAAACTGCATATTATCAATTTGTGGCTGATTTAGAAGAAGACAAACAACACTTATTGGAAATAAGGCTCGAAAATAAAACAGACAGCGATACTGTACTTAGTGAAGATAATAAAACAATCATAAAGGATATGTTACTTAACATAGACAGTATAGAAATTGATGAAACAGAGTTAGAAGGATTAAAGTGGTCAATTAGCGAATTTGTGGCTGATGATCCTAATAAACCGGTTCTGAAAAACTGCATTAACTTAGGGTGGAATGGTAGTTATAAATTAGAATTTTCAAGTCCGTTTTACCTTTGGCTATTAGAAAACATGTAAAGCTAAATACTGTATTAGAATTAGTACAGTATGTTTGCACACGAATTATACGAACAAAATAAACCCCGTGTTGTTGTCACTTACCCAGGGCGTTTTCAGCCCTTTCACCAAGGACACGCAGGGGTTTTTGCACAACTGCAAAAGAAGTTCGGCGCCGAGAATGTTTTTGTTTTAACCAGCAATGATACTAGCTCAGCTAAAAGCCCGTTTAACTTTTCAGACAAATATCAGCTTATTACAGCAGCAGGAGTGCCCGGCAATCATATCATTGAAACAAATAAAATGTATGCGTTGCCCGAAGCGTTTGATCCTGTCAACACAATTTTTGTCACGGCCGTGGGCGCACCAGATGCTGACAGACTAAATCCAGACACAGTTACAAAACGAGATCAAAAAGACAAAGACGGTAACATAGTCAAACCTGCAGGCAGTCCCAGCTACTATAAAGTATGGAATGGTGTTAAAGACGCAGTGACCGCAGACAAACACGGTTATGTAGTTGTAATACCCGAAATTAAAAAGTCAATTAAAATCAAAGGCAAGAACTATGATGTTAGCCATGGTACAGAATGTAGAATGCTGTGGAATCATATTAGAAAAAATGCCAAGGCTAGACAAGAATTTCTCGGTCAGATGTATGCAAGACCCAGTGCAGAAATTGCTGCTATCTATGACAAAATTCCCGAAACTGCCAAAGAAGATATACTGCCCGACAATGTAAGCACAACTAGCCCCATTCACGGTAACATAAATGAAATGGGCGGCGTGGGTGTTATAGCCAGTAAACGACAAGCTAAAGATCCAAGATACAGCATGAGTCTTACAAGAGATGTAAGGCCTGGCGCAGTACAAAAAAGTCTAAGAGCTTTTAGACTGGCCGAAGATGACAGCAACAACCAAATTGCCCTAGCTGCATTAGACTTTTATAAACATCAAGTTAGATCCGTAGAGCCTGAAAAAGTTGAAAATTATAACGACAAAGCAAAGCAACTGCTGGCCAAAGCAGACCCCAGCATTAAGGCACAGGTATTAGATGCGCTTAAAAAGGGCAAGGAAAATCCTTATCTTCAAGGCGGTATCATTACCACAGTAGCATCATTAATAGCAGGTGGTGTTATTGCAAGTGCTCAACACATGCAGTTAAATCCAACACAAACTAATATTTTGTTGCAGGCCATTATGAATACCATAGTGCCCACTCTAATATCTAAAATTAATGGCAAGAGTTGGTTAGACACTATCAAGTATACCTTGGCCAGTGCTGGTATAGGCACAGGCATAGCCGCAGTAGTTGAACAAGTGCCGCCCGTGGCAGGCAGAATACCAATGTTTACTCCGCCTGGTATTAAATCACCGCAACAACAAGCAGCAGCCCAGTTAGGTTATGGCGAGGAAGAAGAACTACAAGAAAAGTGGACTAAGAAATATAAGAAAAGCATCAACTGTAGTAATCCCAAAGGCTTTAGCCAAAAGGCGCACTGTGCTGGCCGTCGTGCAAGACAAGCAGGCAAAAAAACTAAAAGTCACAGTATTAGTGAAAACCTAGGTGATTTTGAAATACATAACTATGAAAAACTAGACAATGTGCTAGTTAAGTTGTGTGAAATGGTTGTACAAGGACAACAGTCCGGCAAAGACTATGGTATGGTAGCAGCTTGTGTAATCGATCCCGATGACAACATTGTGTTTGGTATCAATATCCCAGGTCAAGATGGTAAACGCATTCATGCAGAACACGATGCCATGGATCGTTATACCAGCAAATACGGCGCAATACCAGATGGTAGTATAATTGTAACTACACTAAGTCCTTGCAGTGAACCAATGGCCGAGCGTGATGGTGCCAGTTGTACTGATTTTATTAATCAAACAGATTGTCACAAAGTCTATGCAGGCTATAGAGATCCTAGTCAGGAATATAGTTTTAAAACTTGGCATTTAGAAATTACAAGAAATAATAAAATTCAAGCACTCTGCAAAAAATTTGCAGATACTTTCCTTGACAAGATAACTGAAGACCAAGACACTAGCATCACTGCTGAAGAAATGGAAGACATGATTGAAAAGTTTTTGCCCTTAGCAGCCAAAGAACTAGCTATAGAAAAACTGCCACACGTTATACTACAAAAAGAATTAACACCACACGACGGACAAGCAACTTTTGGCCGTTTTGTTGATAAAGAAGAACGCATTTATTTGGGCATAGCCAATAGACATCCTGTAGACATACTGCGTACATTGGCTCATGAATTGGTACACTTCAAACAATTTTTAAATGGCGAAATGTATCACGGTGCTGGAGATACAGGCAGTCCAATCGAAAATGAAGCTAATGCAGTAGCAGGCGTGATCATGCGTCACTTTAATAAAAAATATCCCGATGCTATTAAAAGCAAGCCATTGGAGTTACAATGAGAGCCAGTGAATTTGTTAGAGTTCAACCACAGGGTACACTGACTATATTTGATATAGACGATACGCTGTTGCATACTACAGCAAAAATCCGTGTGGTAAAAGACGGCAAAGTTGTTAAAGAATTAACCAATCAACAGTTCAACAATTACAAGTTAGAACCAGGCGAACAATTTGACTTCAGTGAATTTGAAGATGCAGAAAAGTTTTCAAGAGAAAGCACACCAATCAAACCAATGATTCGCGAGTTAAAGGCGATATTGGCTTATACTCGTGGCCGTGTTATCATGTTGACAGCAAGAGCAGACTTTGATGACCGCGATACTTTTTTAGATACTTTTAAACGACTGGGCATTGATATGAGCCGTGTGCATGTGCATCGTGCTGGTAACTTACCAGGCAATACTAACCCTGCGTACAAAAAAGCTGTTTGGGTTCGCAGATACTTGGACACAGGTAAGTATCGTCAAGTAAGTTTGTACGATGACAGCATGACTAATCTTCGTGTGTTCAAAGAGTTAGCCGCAGAATATCCCGATGTTAAGTTTAATGCTTATTACATAGGATCAAAAGGTTCAGCTACAGAAGTAGAAGAAGATTGGCATCCCAATGATACTCCACCTGGACCTGAATTTAAGCCCACAATGCCTGCGGGCACTGTAAGGGTAGATGTTAGTGATGTATATGACTGGTATAAACTAGGACAACATATCAGCAACCTTAAAGGTTTAGGACATCATGATTTTGGACAGGGACCTCCCAGCACTATCTTTAGTTTTGGTAGTGAGGACGAAGAACACAAGTATATTAAAGACTTAGAAAAAACTGGACTTACTACTACAGACATAGACCCCATTGACCCAAAACAACCCAAGGGCATGCCGCGTCAAAAAGTAGATCCTACTTACAATGTTGGAGAAAACTTTGCAGATGGCCGCAATCCTGGGCGTAAAGGACTTAGTCAAAGAGTAGGAATCCCCAAGGGTGCTTCAATAGCACAACTAGAAAAACTAAAAGATGCTCCAGGTGAAAAAGGTCGCATGGCACGTTGGCAGTTAAATATGCGTAGAGGTAAGAAACGTGCGAGTTCTACAAATTGAAGTTGATGTTTTATGCGACTGGCAGTCTGAACCTCCCGCATATCGACTTTATATAAATGACGATTTATATACTGAACGCACTTACATATGGCGTAATCCAAACCAATGGGTCAGAGAAATATTAGTAGCAGAATTGGCTCCTGGAACACACACAATCAAAGTAGAACCAGTAATAAATCAAGTTCCTCAATTTGTTCATGGATTTAGACTAGCTAACTTTGCTATTGAAAACAAGTTTCGAACACTAGCAAATGGCAAGTTTAGCATCTAAACTAAATACACAATATCCGGGATATTATTATGAAAAGTTCACATTTTTTAGGCGAAAACTTTGTTGAAGACGCACATTTAGTACATCAAGACCACGAAGTGCAAATGGCTCGTGAAGAGCTTTATCATGCAGCAGAATATGCGCTAAGACTGCACAAACTTTTACGAAATGTCGACGAATCACATGGTCTAGAAGGTTGGGTCAGCAGCAAAATTACATTGGCCAATGACTATCTTAAGACAGTTTTAGAATACATGGAATATGAACTAATGACTGCACAAGATGCGGGCAGTGAACAAGTATTAGCTGTGGCAGAAGACAGTCAACTACAAGAAATGACAGCAGGCAGTGTTGCCACTGTAGTAAATCCTACACCAAAAAATAAGGCTAAAACAGGTACACTGTTCGGTGGTACTTATCAGCAAAAAAAGCCTAAAGGTAAAAAGTAATGTCAGACAAAAGCTTTAAGGACTTTTTACAAGAAGTTGAAGAAAGAAAACTGTGGGAACAGGCTTTGGCCAAACCTGCATTATCTGCTTTAGAAGTATTAGGTCCCGAAGCTGCTAATTTAAGTAGACAAACTATACAAAGACTTTTACCTGAAATCGAAGGTTTATTAGGCAAGTACGGTCCTGAAGCAGCAAACAGTCCTGCTTTTAAAGATGAACTAGCTACTCTAGCAGGACTAAGAGTACCTTTACCTAAACCAAGACCAGTTGAAATACCAAGACCAAGACCCGCAGAACCTCCGCCTAAAATAGATCAACCTAGACCAGGAGAAGCTCCTACTAGACCGAGTGAACCAATTAAACCAGTAGAAGCTCCGCCTAAAATAGATCAACCTAAACCAGGAGAAGCTCCTAGTAGACCTACTGGCCCGGAACCAGGTAAACCTCTTGAGCCTATAAAAGAACCAAAACCTAAAATTGATCAACCAACACCAGGCGAATCACCCACTAAACCTGCAGAACCTAAACCCAGCGAACCCAAACCTACGGAACCTAAACCCGGTGAACCTTCAAGTATTAAACCTACTCCAGTGCCTGTGCCACATAGTCCTGAAGAGCTTGGCACTATGCCCGAACCCCAAGTAGTTCCGAAACCTAAGCCCGACGAAGTTACACCTAAAGAACCAAGCCAAAAGCCGATACCAATTCCTACTGGGGCAGATGACAAACCTTGGCGTTGGTATAAAGGAACTATATGGCAACCAGGTGGTACCAAATGGTCAGACAAAGTAATCGACTCTGACCTAAAAGAAAGTGATTTTACATACATGAGCGACATACAAAAAAGTTTATTCATAATCGAAACTATGTCCACAGCAGAAAAGAAACCAACTGGTCCAAAGTTTCCTGGTTACTGGAAAGGCACAGACCCTGCCAGTGCTGCAAAAAATAAAATGGTAGGCGGCAGCGAAGAACAACAAGAAAGTGTACTAGGTGAACTCGACAAGGCCGCAAAAGATTCCGTCATTCGCCGTACACTGGAAGAAAAATTTAAAGCTTTCAAAGAACAAGACACAGCAACTAAACCAGTAGAAGGACCTGGAGGAGCAGCATTTGGAGTTTATCCACAAGCTATTTCTAAAAAACCAGCAACACCAACAACTATGGATCCGAAAGATATTGATCCTTCAGCTATTGCTATGGCAGTTCCCGGCTCAGTTGGTCTAGCAGCTCAGTTAGCAACCATATCTCCAGAGTTAAATAAAGGCGAAGAGGAAGCACTTAGAAAAATTCGTCAACAGGCTGGTATTCCTGAACCAAAACCAGCAACCGCAGCTGATCATATGGCGGCTATTCGCAAAGCAGAAGCAGATCCATATAGTATGACACCACCCGGAGCTAAAATAGCTGCTAGCGGTCCGTTGACTAAAAGTGCAGATGTTGCTGCCAGTACAGGCGCAAGTGCTAAAACAGAACCTGAAGTAAAGACAGCATCACCAGCAAGTCAAAGTCCAGCCGGACTCCAAGGACTAGATGTCAGCGGAAGAAAAACTGGCGCAACTGATCCAAGATCAAGTACATATGGTACTACTGCACCAACTGCTGTGCCTGAACCTAAGCCTGCAGCATCGGTTGCACCTGCACCTACAGTAGCAAGACAACCGGTAACACCACCTGCCGGTGAAGGACTTGTAGGCAAAGAACTAGCACAGTATGGTATAAGCAGAACAGCCAGACGAGATCAATCATTTGTAGACAAAGAATTGGGCGCTGGCTACAAAGCAGGTAGTGCAGAAGCAAATTTAGCATTGCTAGACAAATATCAAAAACAGTCAGGTAAACCTGCACCAACACCTGCTCAACCTACAACAGGATCTAGTGCTAGAATTCAGCCTACTCCTTCCAATGCTGTGGTTTCAGGATCAGGACAACCTGTTACAGATACACAAGGTGGACCCGTTACATCTGGCGGAACAACAGATGCAGATGGCAGACCAATCCAATTGCCACCAGCGTTTGCACCACAAAAACAAACTGCATTCAATCCAGAACAAGATAAAGAATATAGAAAAGGCATGGGTCAAAGAGAAGGACTAGGCCGTTATGACACAACTTTTGGTGATACTATAGACAAAGATGGCAATTTAGTGCATAAGTATATGCCGCCGCCAAAACCAATTACCGACATGACCATTCAGGAATTGCAAGCATGGCAAAAAGAACGCAGTGCCAAAGACAAAGGCACTGGCGCAGTGGGTATGTATGCTTTTATGCCCAGTACTATAGATGAATACAGTAAAAAAGCTGGATTAAAACCAACAGACCTATTTAATAAAGAAGCACAAGAAAAAATCCAAAGTGCGATCATGGCAGATCAATACAATACACTACAACAAAATGATGTTCCAATTAATGCAGGCACTATGTATATGGCACACTATCTAGGACCACAGGGTGCAGTAAGGGTAATGAAAAGCGCAGACCCAAATCAACTAGTAGTTGATGCAATGATTGATCCAAAGTATAAATCAAATCCCGAAACTTATCAAGCAGAAAGAAATAAAATCTTACTGAGAAATCCAGAACTAGGAAAAATTAAAGCTGGTAATTTTGAGACAGTTTTGGCAAATAGAGTAGCACGGGGTCAAATAGCAGCTCAAAGACAACAACAAGGAACACAAGTAGCCATGAGAGAATCCGACAATAAAAAAGTTGCTGGTCGTTACAGTTATGACGAGTTTGATGACATGATTGATAGACTGCGAGTTAAAGCAAAAGAACAAGAAAAGAAACATGGACCCGTCGATCTCGGCAAGTTAATGCAACGTTTGCGTGACATTGACGACAAAGACAAAAATGTCAAAGAAGAAGAATCGCCCAATATTGCTACTAATCCAACAATGCAAGCAACAGCTGCGGCAAGACAAGCCACAAACCCTGCACTACAAGACACACAGGCAGGTATGCAGGCCACCAGTCAAGCAGGCACAGTACAACAGCAACAACAGAGGCGAGACCAAGCCATTGACACTAGTACAGCAAGGGGTGTAGCGGATACTATTGCCAGTGTTGCTCCTCCTGGAACTAATCCAGATGTACTTGCACAGGGCATAGTAAATGCCAACGATGGCAAGCCATTAAATACTCAACAACAAAAGGCTATGAGTACAATAACACCATTAGTGTTAAAAGCAGCAGAAACTCCAGTGGCTGCAGGAGCACTTAAGACAGCACTGCAACAGGCAGGTATATTAGCCAAGCAAGGAAAGTAAAATGTTTTTAGTGGATTTATATAACAATAAGAGACTATTTGAAAATATTAGTCCCATTGACTTGGCTGAAATGTTATTTAATGGTTTGATGCAACAATATCCCGAAGCTGTAAAACGATATGGTCACGAAGTTGTTGGCGATGCTGTCATGAACTATGCGGAAGATGCCGAAGACATTCATAGTATGAGTGATGTTGACATTGCCATACAAGAAATACTAGACGACTTGGCCAATTATCTCGGCGACAGAACTAATGAACTTGAGCCCGACGGTGAAGCGCCTTTGCAAGAAGATCTACGCAAGTGGTTTAAAGAAAAGTGGGTTCGTTTTGGACCGGATGGCAAGATTCGCGGTGCTTGTGCTAGAGGTGATGATTCGGAAGGTAAGCCAAAATGTTTACCACAAGCTAAAGCACATGCGTTAGGTAAGAAAGGTCGCAAGTATGCGGCTGCTAAAAAGCGTAGGGAAGATCCCGATCCAGAACGCAGAGGCCCTGCTAAGAATGTTGCTACAAAGAAAAAGACAAATGAAGGTGTGGCGGAAGGCTCTGACGAACTATATCAACAGGCCATTCGCAAATATGTTCAGCAAGTTGCCAACAACTATTTAGGTGGCGGTAATGCTCACTTATATGGTGCTAGCAACTTTAATAGTGAAATGTTCGGTGTAGATCCCAAACAAGCACAGCAAGACTTTGACGCATTGTTCCCGCAATATCTAAAGAAACTACAAGGCGGCGGTAAAGGTTTAGCGGAAGGCTCTACCAGTCACGCAGAACTAGCTAAGTTGGCACACGATGCGTATGTGGCAGCAAGTCGCAAAGGCAATGGTCCAATGGCAGCTTACTATCTTAAACAGTACCTGAAACACAAGGCTGATGCTGCTAAGGATAAGAAAGGTGTGGCGGAAAATAAAAGTGTAATCCCAACCGAAGATACATTGACAAATGTTAAAAAACTTTGGCAATTCATCAAAAGAAATTTATACGACCTAACAAGTGATGCAAGTTTTCAATACGATCATTACAAAAAACCATATGTAGATAAACGACTTACTAATTTACTTAAAACAGCAGACGGAGCTCCAATTACAATTGCTTTTGATATTAAATCTGATCTACAGTTAAAAAATGATATTTTATACATTCCAATTGGCCTAATGTGGCAATATCGTGCAGTATTTGATGCTTCGACCTTTACTAAAAAGGTAATGGATTTATTAAGCGGGCAACCGGCTGTAACAGAAAATGAACAATCTACAATGCAGGAAAAAACTATGTGCCCCGAGTGTGGTGGTCCTGCATTCAGTGACCTTATGCTAGCAGAAAAACAAGATGCTTGCTATCACAAAGTAAAGAGTCGTTATAAAGTATGGCCCAGTGCTTATGCATCAGGTGCGCTAGTACAGTGTCGCAAAAAAGGTGCTGCTAACTGGGGTAAAAAAAAGACTAACGAAGCCAAAGAATCGCCCACACAAGACTATCAAAAAATGATGAACTTTGTGCAGGCACAGAGACTGTCAGGTGTACCCCCCGAACAACAAGTAGCAGTAGCACTGTTCAAAGAATTAGAAAAGACCAAGGCCTTTAATAAAGAGTTAGATGCCGAACTTAAAGCAGCTGAAGAAAGATTAGGCGTTAGTGCTAAACAAGGTGAACTAACTGGTCAAGAATTATCTAAGCATCGCGGTGAATTAGAAAAAGAAAAAGCCGCCGGTGCTAAACAGCGTGTTGCAATGGGCGACTTTGAAAAAGTCAGTGCTGAGCGTGAACAGGCCAGCAATAGACAACTACAGGGCTTGACACAAAAGTTAGAACAGTTAAAAGCAAAACCTGGCATTGATCCTGCGGCCACTGCTGCATTGGAAAGACAAATTGCTGAGCTTGAACAAAAAATGCAGGACCAGCAAGGCACAGGCGTTGCTGCTGATAAAATTGCAGAACTGGAACGGGCAATAGCCAATGTACAACAAGGTGAAACTGTTGATGCAGATGCAATTCAACGATTGGAACAACAGTTTAAGGCTGCAGAAACTGCAGCTCAAACAGCAAAAGAAAAAGTAGGACAAGTCAAAGACTATGAAAGTCAAATTGCTAAGTTAAATGCCGAAATTGATAATTTGACAAAAGAGTTAAAACAAGATTCAGGACAAATTACTGCTTTAAACGCTGCAGTAGCAGACGTGGTGAAACCAACATTGAGTGCCCATAATGATGAATTAAAACAATTAGATGCAGAATCAGGCAATTATGAGGAAAGAATACAAGAATTAGAGATGCAAATAAGAAATCTTCTTAAATTTGTAACTCCATCTACAGCACAAACAAAACCTGCATATTCCATAACTCCAGCAAATACTACACAATTTGGACAAGCAACAGAAACACGCTTCTATTTCACAGCAAAAGCCACACTTGCTGAAACACTACGCACAGATTTCGCCATGACACAGGACAGCGAAGGTTGGTACTTAACGGCAGCTCAAGGTCCTGCTAAATTACTAGAAGCACAACGAGCATTTGGTATACCTAAGGTAAAACAAGTTAAACTAAAAGAAGTTAGAATTTCGGACTACACAGGTCGTGCTGGTACTATAGGTGACGAAAACGCTACTAGCCCGATTGGCAGCTTACCACGCCAAGGACGCAGACCCGCATAAATATACAATAAGGTATTGAAAAATGGATGAATTAATTAAAGCAATGAAGATTGCATTCAGCACAGAATTTAGTTTTTATTTAAAAGCACACTACTTTCACTGGAATGTTGAAGGTTCAGACTTTTTAGAATATCACGATTTGTTTGGTAAAATCTATGAAGAAGTCTACGGCAGTATTGATCCGTTCGCTGAAAACATTCGTAAGCTAGGCAGTTATACACCTGGCAGCTACACACGATTCAGTATGCTAAGTCAAATTGAAGATGAAACCACAGTATTGCCTAAAGACCAAATGGTTGCTGAACTGCTGGCAGACAACGACAAAATCCTTAAAGTAATCAAACTGGTCTACGACTTAGCAGAACGCGAAGGCCAACATGGTCTCAGCAACTTTCTGGCTGAACGACTAGATGCACATCAAAAGCACGGTTGGATGCTAAGAGCCAGTCTTAAATAATTAATGAACAGTTATTATTGCAGTGCTGTAGACACAGGTCTATTTGTGTCTGTTGAAGGTGGTGTTGGTGTTTGTTGTAGTGGTGATGGATATTTTGGATCGTTAAGACAACAACCAGTTAAAGATATTTTCCAACAAAACAAATTTATTAAACTGCAACAAGATTTAAGATCAAATCAACCGAATAATTATTGTAATGGCTGCTATAAAATCGAAAATACTGCTCCTGGCAGCAGTCAATGGTCAGCATTTAATGATCAATTTCCTTCAGCAAATAATCAAAGAAAACTAAAATTAATTGATATAAGATGGAGCAATGTTTGTAACTTAACATGTCGATATTGCAACACGCATGACAGCAGCGAATGGCGTCGATTAAGAAATTTACCCATTGAATCAGTTAACAGAGATTATACAGAAACATTATTCGATCTAGTAGAAGAAAATATAGATACCATTGAATGTGTTTATTTGTTAGGTGGGGAACCTTTACTACAAAAACATAACATAAGACTACTAGATATTTTGCCCAAACATGTCAAAATAGATATTTTAACTAACGGCAGTGTAGACCTAAATAAAAACAAAGTCTATGAAAAATTAAAACAGTTTAAAAACACCTATTGGAATTTAAGTTTTGATAATGTTCAAGATAGATTTGAATATGTAAGAGCAGGCGCAGACTGGAATTTACTAAATCAAAATATAGAAATTATGAAAAAAGATTTTACAGCCAATAATGTAACACTCCATCCTGTGTACACAATATGGAACAGTACAAGACTGCGTGAGCTTTATGATTTTGCAGATCTAAAAGGAAATATGAGAGTCAATTGGCAGTTGGGTTTGGCTACTGAAGATCATATGAATGACGCCACAGACAGCTTTTTAGTATTTGGCCACAATAAATCAGTAATTGATTTGGCTCTGCAAGAAATTGACAGTTTAGAATTTGATGATTATTTTTTAACAGGTGTTAAACAAAGTTTATTGGACGATGTTGAAGACGCGACAAAAGGTTCGAGATTTATGGCGTGGACCGAACGCAGTGAACAAATTGTTAAACCAAAACACACATTTGCAGAACTTTGGCCTGAATTAAATAATATATTGAGCAAATAGACCTTGGCCTTAGGACCGGGTAGGCGGCTGCTGCCTTGACTTATACGATTCGCTACCGTATAATCTAGAGTGAGCACTTTTCAATTAGGAGAATCCATGAGTGACTATAATCGCAGCTTTAACGGTGAAGCAAAAATCAAACTTACACAATTGATTTCTGAAGGTATGCAAGTTTTGCAAGAAGTTGAAGACTTAAACACTGGACTTAACGAAACTATTAAAGCCATTGCTGAAGAACTGGAAATTAAACCAGCCACACTGAAAAAAGCAATTAAGATTGCACACAAGGCCAAGTTGGGCGAAACTAATCGTGACCACGACGAGCTTAATACCATTTTAGAAACAGTAGGTAAAACTCTTTGAGTGAAAAGGTTACTAACTGGTGGTATGGTGCTCGTCAGTTTATTGTAAACGACTGGCACAGTAACCCTGTTCGTTTTGTATTTGAAATGATAGCATGGGCGATCAGCATTGGCTGTAGCCTAACCTACGCTATCACAGTACCTAACTTGCCATTTGTACCATTGTATGCTGCTTTTATTTTAGGCTGTGTAATCAGTGCAGGCTGTGCTTACAGCAGAGGCAGTTTTGGTATCTTTGGTAATTATGTATTGTTGGCCACCATTGACAGTGCGGGCCTAATTAAGTTATTATTACAGACTTATGTCCTACATTGACGCATTATTTGACAAACAGCGTGACAGAATTCATGTAGTTGAACGGGTAAATGGTCAAAGACAGTACCAAGAATATCCTGCTAACTATGTGTTTTATTACGATGATCCCAAGGGCAAGCATCGTACTATCTACGGCACTCCAGTAACTAGATTCGCCAGTCGTAATGGCAAAGAGTTTCACAAAGAACTTAAAATACAAAGCGGTAAGCGGCTATGGGAAAGTGACTTCAAGCCTGTGTTTAGATGTCTTGAAGAAAACTATCTAAACGCTGAACCTCCTAAACTACAGACAGCATTCTTTGACATTGAAGTAGACTTTGATCCTGAGCGTGGTTTCAGTCCTGTTACTGATCCATTTAACAAAATCACTGCTATCACTGTGTACTTGGACTGGATGGACAAGCTAGTAACACTGGCACTGCCTCCCAAGAACATGAGCTGGCAGACAGCCGAAGAAATTGCAGCCAAGTTTGATGACACTTACATCTTCGAGAGAGAAGAAGATTTACTGGACACTTTCTTAAACTTGATTGATGACGCAGACATACTATCGGGTTGGAATAGCGAAGGCTATGACATTCCCTACACTGTAGGACGCATCACTCGTGTACTCAGTAAAGACGATACTCGCAGACTGTGCCTATGGGGACAGTTTCCCAAACAGCGTGAATTTGAACGATTTGGTGCAGTAAATGTGACCTTTGACTTGATCGGTCGGGTACACATGGACTATATGCAGTTGTATCGCAAGTATACCTATGAAGAACGACACAGCTACAGTCTTGATGCCATTGGCGAGTATGAATTAGATGAGCGTAAAACTGCCTATGAAGGCACACTGGATCAACTGTATAACAAAGACTTTGAAACTTTCATTACTTACAACAGACAAGACACTCGCTTGCTAGCGAAACTGGATAGAAAACTTCGTTTTCTAGATTTGGCAAATACCATTGCTCACGATAACACGGTGTTATTGCAGACAACAATGGGTGCCGTTGCAACCACTGAACAGGCAATTATTAATGAAGCACACAGTCAAGGATTGGTCGTACCTAACAGAAAAGGTAGAGAAGAAGACGGAGAAACGCAGGCGGCAGGTGCCTATGTTGCTTATCCCAAAACGGGCATGCACGAATGGATCGGAGCCATCGACATCAACAGCTTGTACCCCTCAGCAATTAGAGCGCTCAACATGGGGCCCGAGACTATCGTCGGACAACTGAGACCTATAATGACTGACAAGTATATTCAAGACAAGATTGCTGCGGGCAGTAGCTTTGCGGCAGCTTGGGAAGGCCTATTTGGCAGTCTTGAATATGAAGCGGTCATGCGCGGTGATCCCGGTGTTGAAATTACAGTAGATTGGGAACAGGATGGTACCAGTGATATTCTCAGTGCCGCAGATGTTTGGCGACTGGTATTTGACAGCAACAAGCCCTGGACTATCAGCGCCAATGGTACTATCTTTACCTATGAGCGTAAAGGTATTGTGCCAGGCTTGCTGGAGCGTTGGTATGCTGAACGAAAACAAATGCAGGCCAAGCTAAAAGAAGCTGCTACACCCGAAGATCAAGAATACTGGGACAAGCGACAACTAGTTAAAAAGATTAACTTGAACAGTCTGTATGGTGCTATTTTGAATCCAGGATGTAGGTTCTTTGATCAGCGTATTGGTCAAAGTACTACACTGACAGGTCGTACTATCGCCAAGCACATGGACAGTTTTGTAAATGAAGCTATCACTGGCAAGTATGATCATGTAGGTGACGCAGTGATATATGGTGATACTGACAGTGTGTACTTCAGTGCGTGGCCTGCTATTAGGGAAGATGTTGAAGCTGGTCGCATGGAATGGAACAAAGACATTGCAGTGCAGGTCTATGACAACATTGCTGATCAAGTTAATGAAAGCTTTCCTGCATTCATGGAACGGGCTTGTCATTGTCCCAGAGAAAACGGCGCAATTATTAAAGGCGGTCGTGAAATCGTAGCCAGTAAAGGCCTATTCATTAAAAAGAAACGCTATGCTGTATTGATATATGACAAAGAAGGCAAGCGTCAAGACACTAAAGGTAGTCCTGGTAAAGTAAAGGCCATGGGACTTGATCTCAAACGCAGTGATACTCCCAAGATTGTTCAGGACTTTCTCAGTGAGATCTTGTTAGATGTACTGACGGGTGCCGACCGTGATGCTATTGTAGAAAAAGTAAAAGAATTCAAATACAAGTTTCAAGAGCGTCCACCATGGGAAAAAGGTACTCCCAAGCGTGTTAATAACTTGACCAAATATTCAGCAGAAGAAGCAAGACTGGGTAAAGCCAATATGCCTGGACATGTTCGCGCAGCCATGAACTGGAATAATCTGCGCCGTATGCACAGTGACAACTATAGCATGGCCATTGTAGATGGTATGAAGACCATTGTGTGTAAACTAAAAGATAATCCCTTGGGCTATACATCAGTGGGTTATCCCACAGACGAAACACATATTCCACAGTGGTTCAAAGACTTGCCCTTTGATGACAACGACATGGAAGATACCATTGTTGATCAAAAGATTGATAACTTGCTGGGTGTGCTGTCTTGGAACTTGAGCGAAGCAACTGATATAAGATCTACTTTTACTTCACTGTTTAGTTTTGAATAAAATGAAATTAAGTGAATTAGTTAGATTAAGAAATAATTTAAAAGAAATCAACTTTGATATCTTAAATCAAAATGTTGAGTTGTTAGACGCTGCACTTAGTAAAAATACTACATTGCCTTTGCACGAAAATTATAAAAATAATTTGACAAATCTAATTGATTTTTTAGATAAAACAGAAACAGAAATTAATTTACAGCAAAAATATTTAAATGATCTAATAGAAAATATAGAACAGGAAATTGATGAAATAACATTTCCTATGAGAAAATTAGGTTATAAGATAAATGAATTTTATGGCTCGGCTTTATCAAACTGTGAACAAGAAAGAACAGAAAGAAAATTAGAAATTTCAGATGATGAGCGAGGAGAAATAGGTACAATTGTTAGATCCTACACTGATTGGCATTACCCAACATTAGAAATAGGACCGGGCGATGGCGAATGGACAGAAAGTCTTGTAGCCGGTGATCCTTTATACATTGTAGATAGACATGAAGAATTTTTAAATTCTACACTGTCAAAATTTAACGAAGTTTATAGACGACGAGTAAGAGCTTACCAAACTGATGCACACGGGATACCAACTTTTTACTTGGGTATGCTGCCAAAGAATCAGTTTGGCTTTATATTTGCTTGGAATGTAGTGAACTTTTGGCCCTATGAAGAAACTCGATATGTTTTAGAACAGTGTTACGATCTGCTTAGACCAGGCGGATCAATTATGTTTAGTTTTAATAATTGTGATGTGGTTCAATGCGCTGAATATGCAGAAACAGGATTTAAAAGTTACCTTACACCAAAACTACTGAATACTATATTCCAAGAATTAGGCTTTATAGTAAAACACTACAGATCAACCAGCGTGAATGTGCATTGGGTGGAAATACAAAAACCTGGTGTACTTACAACGACAAAACGACATCAAACATTAGGCAGAATTTGTTCTGTTGGTGCTTGACAAATCTAAATAAACCTTATACACTTTACCTTATTGGAGAAACTATGAAAGACCATCTATTAGACATCGTACAACATACTCATGGCTTGGGCGTAATCGACCTTGTTAAAATTGTAGGCACAGACACAGAAACCAAATTGGAAGCCATTGCTGAAGATCGCAGTGTTATCCTACAGGCCAAATTCAAAGGCGTTGTGGGAGAATTTGTAGGCACATTTGGTATGCCTAACTTGAACAAATTGAACACTATTTTGAACATTCCTGAGTACAGGGAAGATGCGGCAATTACTGTGAACAAACAAACCAAAGATGAAGAATCAATTCCTGTTGGTGTTCACTTTGAAAATAAAGTGGGTGACTTTAAAAACGACTATCGTTTTATGAGTGCAGAAATTGTCAACGACAAACTTAAGACTGTAAAAATGAAACCAGTTAACTGGAATGTGGACATTGTGCCAGCCAACGCTAACATTCAGCGCCTGAAATTTCAGGCCAGTGCCAACAGCGAAGAAAACAACTTTATTGCCAAAACTGAAAACGGCGACCTAAAGTTTTACTTTGGTGACCACAGCAGTCATGCTGGTAACTTTGTGTTTGCACAGGGTGTCAGTGGTAAACTTACTAAATCTTGGGCTTGGCCAGTGGCTGTTGTTATCAGTATTCTTAGCTTGCCTGGCGACAAGACTTTTAAGATCAGCGACGAAGGTGCTGCAATGATTACTGTAGACAGTGGTATTGCTGAATACAATTATATCCTTCCTGCACAGACCAAGTAATGATTAGATCACTGACTGGAGGTAGAGGCGTTGTTGTTACCGGCGGATCCGCTGGACAACCTTATATCAATATGAACCAGCCAAGTGCAGGTATGCCACGATATAACGGCCTTACCAATTATTGGGAAGTGTACGATGGCTCAACTTGGGTTACCATGCCTTCCTATGCTGCTCATATTGAATTAGATGCCGAAATGCAAGCATTAATTGACTGGGCTAGGAAAAAACGCGAAGAAGACCTTGAACTAAAAAGTCGCATGGAAAAATCTCCTGCATTAAAAGAAGCGTGGGAAAAGTTCCAAGTAGTTGATATATTAACAAAAGAAAATAAATGACTGGCACCATAGATAATTTAACTGCCAAACAAAATGACTACGCAGTTTTTTTGCCTGCACTAAGTGGCTTTTATGCTACCTATGTGGGCAAGCAACGACACGATCCAAATTATATCGACAGTGTTCGTATGCCTGCAAAGTTTGATCGAGGCATGGAAGGCCTTAACTGGCTTAATCCCAATGAAGCATACTTTCCATATAAGTGGGCCTTGTACAGTGCAGGCCATGCTAACTTAGATACTAATAAGTTTGATGCCAAAGAGGACATGGTTCGTAATCGTGACCCTAATAGCTTTGTGTTAGGCGATTCAGGCGGCTTCCAAATTGGTAAGGGTGTATGGGAAGGCAACTGGAAAGATCCCAACTGTCCTAAAGCACAGAAAAAGCGTGAGCAAGTGCTGAAGTGGATGGATGCTTATATGGATCGTGGTATGATTCTTGATATTCCTGCGTGGGTAGCTCGCAGTCCTGCTGGACAAAAGGCCACAGGTATCAGCACATTCCAAGAAGCTGTACAGGGAACTTATATCAACAACGATTACTTTATGCGTAATCGACAGGGCAAGTGCAAGTTCTTAAATGTACTGCAAGGTGAAAATCATACTGAAGCAGACATTTGGTATGATCAAATGAAAAAGTATTGTGACCCTAAACAATATCCCAATGATCACTTTAATGGTTGGGCCATGGGTGGTCAAAACATGTGTGATGTGCATCTAACACTCAAGCGCATTGTAGCCCTAAGGTTTGATGGCTTACTGGAGCCGGGTCTACATGATTGGATGCACTTCTTGGGTACCAGTAAATTAGAATGGGCATTATTGCTTACTGACATTCAGCGAGCAGTTCGCAAGTATCACAACGAAAACTTTACAATTAGTTTTGACTGTGCCAGTCCTTTCCTAGCAACTGCAAATGGACAGATTTATTATGATGTAGTAACTCCGGATCGTGCTAAGTGGAGCTATCAAATGCAACCAAGCGTTGATAATAAAAAGTATGCTACAGATACACGCAAATTTAAAGATGCTGTGCTACAGGATAAGATATTTGATACTTTCTTAGAAAGTCCTGTCAGCGAACGACTACAGATCAATGATGTCTGTTACTACAAGCCCGGTGATCTAAACAAGATTGGCAAAGAGGGCAAAACTAGTTGGGATAGTTTTAGTTATACACTGCAAATGGGTCATAATGTATGGACACATATCCACGCAGTACAAGAAGCTAATCGTCAATGCGATGCGGGCAAATATCCAGATATGTTGGTGGCTACCAGCACAGACAGACGCAATACTAGACTCTACGACCGTAGTTACTTTAGAGACATTGTTGATGATATTTTTGCTACTTCAGACAGGGGTCGTGCAGAACAGCTAGTAGAACATTATAACAGATATTGGCTAAGTATTGTTGGTACTAGAGGATATACTGGCAAGAAAACAGTTAACGCTAATACCATGTTTAACAGTTTGTTTGAAGTTGAAGAAGCAGAAGAACATCATATAGATGATTCGGGTCTAGACGAAACTAAACTAGACGCACTGGAGGCACAAAATGTATGAAAATCGAATCAAACATTTAAAAGAAATGCATCGTGTTTTGGACGAAAAAATTACCAATCATGAACGGCAACATCCCGGTACAGAACACGCCCAAGTAGTAGAATGGAAAAAGCAAAAGCTTCAGTTCAAAGACGAAATTAGGCGTTTGGAAAAACTACAGTGGGAACATGATCACGAGTCTGTTGACTTTAACGATCATTAATCATATAATAACAAAAAGAAAGATAACATGGCACTTGAAGGATATGCAACCTTTTTCATTGGCTCAATTTTGGTTTGCTTGTCAATGGCAGTAATTGGCATACTACTGGTATTTTTAAATTACATTTTTGTCAAATATTGGAAACCAGTAAATTTTGGTTATTGGAGTCCAAGATGGATGGAACGGCAGGGCGCAAGATTTATGACTGAAGAAGAATTTGCTGAATACCAAAGGCAATTGGCTGTTCGTGATCGTGAAGAACCACCTAAACTAGAACCTAAACTAGACAAATGAAACAACTTGACATTTTTCTCCCACAGGGTACAATGACTACAAGAGAGTTTTGGCTTACGCAGGCAAAGCTATTAATTATGTTTCTTGTAATATTCGTTATTTCATTGTTCTTTGCTGGCAAGGCAGGCGAAGGCAGTCCTGTTACGCTGACCATAATGGCCATTGGTTTTGTTTTAATGGCATGGGGCAATTTAATGTCAGTTATCAAAAGATGCAGGGACGCTGGCATTGATACTTGGTGGACATTGGCAACATTTTTGCCCTATGTTGGTTTGTTAGTAGTTCTAGTTATTAGTTTTCTCAAAACAAAAGAATCTGAATGAAAAGTCTCGTAATAGGTATGGGCATCGGCCAATTGTACAAGGCTGTGTTGACAAATTTAGGCTATGAAGTTGTAACAGTAGACAGTAATCCACATGCTGGTGCCGACTACAGTGACTACACACTGGCTTATTTCGATCATCAGAACTTTGATACTGTGCATATCTGCACTCCTAATTTTACACATTTAGGTATTGCTAGAAATGTTGCTGGCTTAGGCGCCAAAATAGTATTTGTTGAAAAGCCCGGTGTTGAAAATCACACACTGTGGAAGCAAATGGTCTTAGATTTTCCCGATACTAGATTTATGATGGTTAAGAACAATCAGTATCGCGACGAGATCACAAAATTTAAAAGCCTTGCAAAACAGTGCAGTCGTGTAAAAATAACATGGAATAACTATAATCGTATTCCTAGACCCGGCAGTTGGTTTACCACTAAACAACTGTCATTTGGCGGAGTCAGCAGAGATCTTATTCCTCACATGTTAAGCTATTACTGTGCTTTAACAGATTACAAAGCTGGCACAAAACTGTTTGCACTGGCAGAACAGCGTTGGGAATTATCCAATATTGACAGCACAGAATATGGCACGGTAGATCCAACAGGCACATACGATGTTGATGACTTTTGTGAATTAGAATATAAAAATAACAACTGCAAATATATTTTGTCAGCTAACTGGCGTTCGCTAAAAGAATCAGATATCAGCATTAGTTTTGACTTGCCCAGCAGTGCTGTTCGATATGAATTAGGTCTCTGTCCTGAAAGTGCTTATCAGCAAATGATCAAACAAGCAGTCGAAAACCTAAATAACAATGACTACTGGAATCAACAGTTGGCACAAGATATTTGGATTCACGAACAAATTGAACGACTATGAAAGTAAGAATTTTACACACAACTGGTAAAGGCTGCTTTGCTGAAACAGAATACGACTGCCCTGACCAATTTGATGACGGTATCATTGTTAGAGCAGTAATGACTGGTGTCTGTACAAGTGATGTTGCAATGATGCAGGGTGAGTTTGGCCCATTGCCCCTACACATGCAAGGCCATGAAGGACTTGGTCAAGTAATTGCAGTGGGTGCAAATGTTAAAACAGCAGTAAAGGTAGGGGACTATGTGGCCACAAGAGGCGAACCTGCCTATGCTGATCAGTATCCAGTGCGTGAAGGTGAATTTGTAGTAGTGCCCGAAGCTGCACCTAAATATATTATTGAACCCGTGGCCTGCGGTGTTAATGTAGTATTGGGTGACCTTGTTGAAATTGACAGCAGAGTTTACGCCAATGCCAATGCAAAGATTCTGTTAATTGGCTCAGGATTTTTAGCTTATGTTGCTTACAAAACTTTGAAAAATCTTAATATCAATGTGCCAGTAGATGTTATTGGCAGCAGTAATCGCCACATGTGGCAAATAGCGGGTGTAGAGCTTAAACACCAGCCAGATAAAGAATATGATATTGTTATCAATCTTAAAGACAGTCACGCATGGTTAGAACAAGCAGACATTATTGCTAACAACGGCTGTTTAATTGATGCTGTTAGCAGATCTATCAGCAAACGAGAAAGTGAAAACTTTTTGTGGCGCAGCATTACTACTGTAAGGCCAAGTCCTCGAAAAGCCATATTCCATACCTGCATGGAAACAGCAGTAGAATGGATTAAGTCTGGCCAACTTGAAGTTGACAGTTTTTGGACTATGGGCTATAATAGAAACACTGAATGGCAATCGGCCTTTGGTGATTCATATAACCGTCCCCAGCACTACAGCAGGGGCTACATTTATTGGGAAAATAATGGCAATTGACACAGATGGTCGCCAACAAGTAGATTATTTTGTTGGCACTGAAGTAGAAAACACTGTCATGAAAGGTGAACGAACACTTTTTGTGGTAGGTATTAAACCAGTTAAAGAAATTGTAGAACTGGCATTAGAAAATGATGTTAGGCATTTGTACTTTGGTACCAGTCAAAGTTTCCATCCGCAGAGTCCCTATGACTGGGCAGCATGGGATGACATGATCAAACCCTTGCTGATTAGAGACTTTTGGGTTACACTGGACTTTGGTGTAGAATATGCCAAAGATCTACATGAACAATCCTGGTGTGATTACAAAACATTTATTCCTATGATCAGTGTTAAACTGCCTAATATTAGGCTTTACAACTATCATGCTACACTAAAAATTGACGACAACACATGGGGCGATACCAACACTGGGGTTTGGTGTCATCCTTTAAACGAACTGCTGACTCGCAGTACCTATACTGACTGGAAAGACTATGTAGGTGATGAAACTGTAAATCCCGCTGACAAGGACAAATAATGCAACAAGTAGAACAAGCAAGACAAGAACAACGACAACGAATTAAGGATCGCGCTGAGCGTAAGATTTGGGTTACCTTTCGCAAAGAAGGTATACATAAATACCCAGCAGCCGCAACAGATCCTGCACTAGCAACTGGTGATGAATATGATGTTTCGTTTCTTGGTGTACCTCATCGTCACATTTTCCATTTTAGGGTGTGGATCGATGTGTGGCACAACGACCGAGACATCGAGTTCATCCAATTCAAAAGGTGGTTGGAGAACCTGTATGCCAAGGGAAATTCCGCCGATAACAATAATAAGAGCTCAGTTTTAAGCTTGGATTATAAAAGTTGCGAAATGATTGCTGATGATTTGTATGATCAAATTTCATCTCGCTATCCTGATCGTGCAGTGTGGATTGAAGTAGCCGAAGATGGCGAAAATGGCGCACTGATCAAATACGAAACTCAATACCCTAACTTAACAATTAAAATTTAAAGAGGACAAAAATGGCACAGCCTAAATACATTGAAAAATATCTACGCATGACTCCTGAAATGAATCAGATCTTTGATGATCTTGATGCTTATCGTGACTATTGTAGATTCAATGGACTAAAATTCAATGAGCGTGATCTCTATCGCAGTGATCAGTATCGTAGATTTGATCGTGACCGTAAACGCAGCGAAAAACACTAATGGCTAATGTATTTTTAGTTGACTTAGAACCAGTTGAAACTCGCTATACCGCGCAGTGGAAAACTCATGTACCCGAACTGTTGAGAAAGGCAGGTCATCATGTTCAAATTCTTAGTGGCCCTGAAGATATTCCTAGTGCAACCACTCCAGGTGCTTTTCTTAACTTTGGTGGCACTAATATCTATAAGTCTAGCCAAGTCGAAGGCATGGGTCGTTTATTTTGCTCCGGAGCAGTTAGGCCTGGCGATCATTTTATTTTTACTGATGCTTGGCATCCTGGCATCATAAACTTAAAATACATGAGTGAACTCTTGGCTATTCCTGTTAAGATTCACGCACTGTGGCATGCTGGTAGTTATGATCCACAAGACTTTTTAGGTCGGTTAATTGGCAATACTCCGTGGGTCAGACACGCCGAAAAGAGTTTCTTTCATGCCATCGACTACAACTATTTTGCCACAGACTTTCATATTGAGATGTTTGTGCGTAATTTACTCAATGACGGCATGAATGAAAACCCATGGTTAGATGAAGATCTTAAAGATGCAGTAAGTGGTCGCTGGCCAAATGTTGTACGCAGCGGCTGGCCTATGGAGTATATGACAAATACACTATCTCCATTCACCGGTATGAACAAGCGTGATCTTATTGTGTTTCCACATCGCATCGCACCCGAAAAGCAAGTGGATATTTTTAGAGATTTAGCTGCAAGTATGCCACAATATGAATTTATTGTATGTCAAGACCAAACACTGACCAAAACAGAATATCATAATATTCTTGGACAGGCAAAAATTGTGTTCAGTTGCAGCTTACAAGAAACGCTGGGCATTGGTTGCTATGAAGGAGCTATTGTGGATGCTGTACCCTTGGTTCCAGATCGATTAAGTTATACAGAAATGTATGACGAAGAATTCAAATATCCCAGTGCTTGGACTGAAAGTTATAGTTCATACACTGCTAATAAATTAAAACTAATTGATTTTATTGCACAGACTATGACCAACTACGAACTGTTACTGCCCAAAGTAGCTAAACTTACAAAAGACTTAACTAATAACTTTTTCAGTGCGGGTAAACTACTTGACAACATTCGATAAAATCGCCGAGTTCGAACAACAGTTAGCCGAATTCACAGGTGCGCCATATGCTGTAATGACTGACTGTTGTACGCATGCAATTGAACTATGTCTCCGTTACGACAAAATTAAACAGTGTAGGTTTACACCATATACCTATATCAGTATACCTATGACCATGCACAAGTTAGGTATTGAATATCAATATATCGGAGAACCATATCAAACTTGGCAAGGCGAGTATCACTTTTACGGCACAAGAATTACTGATTCTGCAAGACGACTAGAACAAAACATGTACAAGTCAGGAAGGTTTCAGTGTTTGAGTTTCGGTCATAATAAACCTTTAAGTATAGGTCGTGGTGGAGCTATCTTATTAGATGATGTCGAGGACTATGACAAACTTAGACAAATGCGTTACGATGGCCGTGATTTGTCTATAACCCCCTGGGAACAACAACAGACTTTTACAGTTGGATATCATTATAGACCAACAATAGAAGAAGCCGAACGAGGTACAGATATGTTATCAACTTATACTAGCACTGAACCAAAGTTTGTAGCTTATCCAGACTTAAGAAAAATTACCATTGTCAATTGACACAAGACCTAAATAATCTTATAATTTAGGTAGGAGAATACATGACACATAAACAAACAGCATTAGACGCTATGGCAGGCGATGGCGGATACAAAGAATCATATCTGTCAGACGCTATTCGCGCTCGCATGAAACGGGACGGCAAGAGATTTTGGGCTGGCGACAATGTAAGTGATTACTTACATGACACAGACAAAGAGCATTTGATTAACGAAGCCACTGAAGCTTTTGAAATGGTGCTGGATCGATTGTTGATTGATCGCGAAAACGACCCAAATAGTAAAGGTACAGCACGCCGACTAGCTAAAATGTATTTTAATGAAATCATGGTAGGGCGCTACGAGCCTGCACCGGATGCCACAGCGTTTCCTAACGATAGCGAGGATAGATACGAAGGCATGTTGGTTGTTCGCAGTGAGCTTCGCAGTATGTGTAGCCATCATCACCAACCAGTTACTGGCGTTGCTTATATTGGCATTATTGCAGCTGAGAAACTTATTGGATTATCGAAGTACACAAGAATCGCACAATGGTGCGCCCGTCGTGGTACACTACAAGAAGAACTGGCCAATGACATTGCTAGAGAGATCGCCAAAGCAACAGGCGCAAAAGACTTAGGTGTATATATTCAAGCAACTCATGGTTGTTGTGAAAACCGTGGCATTATGGCACATAGTAGTCTAACACAGACTACGGTCTTGAAAGGCGCATTTAAAAACGATCATGGCACTAAAAAAGAATTCATGGACAATATTAAACTACAACAGGAGTTTGCACCGCGATGATACAACAACTAACTGAAATTATTGACAGAATTAAAAACTTGCAGGAGTTTACAGTTACCACAGACTTGCCCGAAACTTTTGAGTTTCGTGGTGCTGTGCCCTATGATACCTTTATTGATGGTGAAAAAATCACAATGAAGATTCATGCATTGACATTGCAAGAAGCTACAGACAAGGCCATGCAGTACTTGGGAGAGCACTCATGAAATGGTTCGATAAATGGTTATATGGCAAGGTTCGCGATATGTGGGACAATAGCCCCAAATATGCTGCTACAATTGGCGCGAGTCGGCCCGAACCTGTGGCCTTGGACTCAGATAACAAAGTCGAAGTGGACGGCATTCAATTCAAAGTGATGTCAGCACATGGTGGTGTAATTGTTCAAACAAAAACATTCAATCCAAAAACTGATAGAAATGTTTACAACACTCATATCATTCCTGATGGCGAAGATATTGCTGAACGAGTTGGCCAAATTGTCAGCTTAGAGCTGTTACGGCATTGACAGTTAAACCCTATCCCAGTATAATCAAACTTTAGGAGCAATGATGGTTCTCAAACTTTTGGAACGATTAGGCCGGCGGCGTATTGTTATGGATAGGGTTAACAACGAACCTTATTTGGAACGGTATTATCTTTTTCTCAAAGATCGCAAGCATTTTCCCTTTAATGTTTTTCTACACAAGTTTCTAAAAAGTGATCCTGATGATTTACATGATCATCCCTGGCCTTACTTTACTGTGATTCTCAAAGGCGGATATTGGGAATGGGTTCCTGAATATGATGCCGCAGGTAACAAGATTGCAGAAATTGCAAAATGGCGTGCCCCTGGCCACTTTCGTTTGTGCAAGTCTAACAGCCTACATAGAATTGAACTAGATCCCGGCGTTGAATGTTGGACACTGTTTATGCCAGGACCGCAACAGCGTGATTGGGGCTTTACTACTCGTAAAGGTTGGATCCAACACGAAAAATATCTTGCACAACGAGCACAACAATGAATAAAACTTATATTAACAATCGCGAATACAAAGGCCTAGTCAGTCAATTGGGCCGTAAAATTGCTACCAGCGCATGGCGTCCTGACTATATTGTAGGAATTACCCGTGGTGGTCTTTATCCTGCACTGCTGTTAAGTCATTATCTAGATGTACCTATGCAGACTCTCAGCGTTCAACTGCGTGACAGTGAGATGGGACCCGAAAGCAACTTGTGGATGGCCGAACATGCATTTGGCTATCACAGCGTTGACGGCATGAGAGGCGCAAGTAATCCGACTCTGCGAAAGAATATTTTGTTAGTTGATGACATTAACGATTCAGGCGAAACTTTTAACTGGATTATGCAAGATTGGGAAGCAGGTTGTTTGCCTAAAGATCCTGCATGGGATGAAATTTGGAATCACAATGTAAAGTTTGCTGTTACAATTGACAACTTAGCCAGCAAGTGCCGTGTGAAAATGGACTTTGCAGGCAAAGAAATTAATAAAGAAGAAACTCCCGAGTGGATTGTTTTTCCTTGGGAAGAATGGTGGGCGTAAAATATTATGAATTATCACTTACATGAAAATGGCTGGACTGTTATATTAGACGACTTTGATTTTAAAACAGCTAGTCGAGATGACATAAAACAAATATCAGACTTGATTGCAAAACAAACTGTAGTTGTTGCCAAACAACAAAATTTATCAATAGCCGATGAAGTGCGGATTATTGAAATGTTTAAAGATCCTGAACAGATTCCTAAAAAATGGACTGAAGAACAAAAAATCGAAAGAAGAGTACGACGATTAATGGTTCCTGATTCAAATGATTACTTAGTTAGAGTAACAGGTGAATTAGATGATCACGGCGAACCAGGAGTATTTGGTCACAAAGTAGATTTGGATTGGCATGTAAATCATCCTGCAAATCCCGAAAGACATCCTATAGTTTGGTTATATGGTGTTAGAGGAACGAAAGGATCAAAAACAAGTTGGATTAATAATATTCTAAGTTATAATGATTTTTCAGAAGAAGAAAAAGAATATTTGAAAACTATCAAATGTGTTCTAGGATACATGCGTGGTTCATATAGTCCAGAAAAATTCAGTAACAAAGATGTTGAAATAAACGAATTTTTTACCCCAAACATTGTTCACACTCACAGTGAAAGTGGTCAGACTGGCTTATACTTTCCTTTTTTACAAATTCACCATATTGTTGGTATGTCTCTGGAAGAAAGCAAAGAATTTCTTATTAAGATCAGAGATAGAATTCTTCAAGAAAAATATATGTATCATCACTATTGGGACGATGGGGACATTGTTATTTCCGACCAATGGTTAGGTATACACAAGCGATGGGCATTTGAGGACATGGAACATAGACTATTACACCGAGCGTGTTTTAGATACATTTAACAAAACACAAATGCCTTTGTATAAAAGCATAAATATTTGCTTAAGAGGTCTTGACGCTCATCCCTCTTTAAATATTCTGCGTGTCATCAAACTTGCTACTTTAAAATAAGGAGACTAGAGATGGCAAATCTACAACCCGTACATTACAAATATGTAAGTACAAAAGAATACCACGATGCTTTTCCCTGTGCTTATAGACAATGGCGTGCTGACAGTCATTGCAACATGATTCACGGCTATAGTTTTAGTATGAAATTTTATTTCGGTACTAATGAACTAGATGTTCGTAATTGGGCCATGGACTATGGCGGTCTAAAAGAACTTAAGAAGATACTTGAAGACCAATTCGATCATACACTATTAGTTGCACAGGACGATCCCGAATTGGAAGTGTATAAACTACTAGAAGCTAAGAAAATGGCCAAGCTGACTGTTCTTCCACGCTTAGGCTGTGAAGGTCTGGCAGACATGCTGTACAAGTATGTTAATGGTGTTTATATTCCAGACTTACTGGGTCAAGGTGAAGCTAATAGACTGTGGTGCTATCGTGTTGAAGTTCGCGAAACACAAGCTAATATGGCTTTTCGTGAAGGCTACAGAGAATGGAACGAGGATCTGTTTGCATGAAGTACAGTCTATACGACATAGGCGGAGAAGTTGTCAAAGACAACGAAACTTACTTACTCAAAGATAATAAAACACTGAACAATCTTGTGTTGAGTTCTACCGAACTTAAGCCTAATCAAAGCACAAGAGGTCACAGTCATCCAGGCCAAGAAGAAGTATACTACTTTGTAAGCGGTGTGGGTGAAATGGAATTAGGCGACAAACGCTTTCATGTACAAGGGGGCGATGTTGTGCTAATTGAAGATGGTGTATTTCACCGTGTTCATAACTTGAGTCACGCAGTAACATTATATTTTGTATGCGTGTTTGACGGCAAACGAAACCATTAAGGAGAAATTATGTTTGACAAATTATTAGCCGGTGTGGACCGCGCATTAGTAGCAAAGTTGATGCTAGCACACATCATCATTATTGCTATCAGTAACTATCTAGTACAATTCAAATTGGATGTTTTTGGCTATCCTCTGGCAGCAGCAGCCTTTACCTTCCCATTGGTAGTTGTACTAACTGACTTGACTGTGAGATTGATCGGTAAAGAAACAGGTCGTGCTGTAATTGGACTGGCATTTATTCCAGCTATCATTGCAAGTATTCTTGTAGTAATGGCAGGCGGTGCTCCAGAAAGTGTTGCACTACGAATTGGTTTTGGTTCTGGCTGTGCTTATTTCCTAAGTAACCTGCTGGATGTTTATGTATTCCAATATTTCCGTGAGAAATATCAAGCATGGTACATTGCACCAACGCTCAGTGCTGTTGTCAGTACTTTCTTTGACACTTATGTGTTCTTCTTTACTGCTTTTGCCTATGGTGCCAATGAATTCATGGCTGCTAACTGGCATATTGTTGCTACCAACCAAAGCATTACCAAGATCCTTGTAAGCCTGTTGGTTATTCTTCCTGCTTATGGTATTTTGTTAAGCTATTTGCAAAAGAGATTGAGCAATCAAGCACAAGGTTAATTAATGTCAAAAAGGGTATTAGTAATCGGAGCAGGCATTACAGGTGTTTTGTCTGCGTACTATGCCGCTAAACAAGGGTACGCAGTAACGGTTGTCGATCAAGAACGATATGCTGGCATGCGTACCAGTTTTGCAAATGGTGGACAAATCAGTGTAAGTAACAGTGAAGTATGGACTACACATAGCAATGTCATTAAAGGCATTAAGTGGATGTTCAAAAAAGATGCACCGCTGTTGTTTAAGCCTTGGCGTTTAGATTGGCGCATGTGGCGTTGGATCATTAAGTTTCTTTATTACACTTACACAGGCGCTTACAAAACCAATACAGAACAAACAATTAAATTAGGTTTAGAATCTCGCAGACTATATGATGCTATATGTGCAGAAGAAAAAATTAAGTTTGACAGCAAGAGCTGCGGTATTCTACATTTTTACAAATCCGAAAATTACTGGCAATCTGCTGTAACAGCAACCAAGTTATACAGAGACAATGGTCTAGATAGAACTGTAATTCCAGTTACTCAAATGACTGACCTAGATCCCACCTTAAAAGACATTCAGGATTGTGTGGGCGCAACCTTTACTGCCAGCGATTGGACTGGAGATATACATAAATTTTGCTATGAATTAATGGCTGTATTGGAAAAGAAATATCAAGTAGTATTTCATCGCACAACTAAAGTGGATTCATTGACAGCATATTCAAAAACATTTGATGCTGTTATTGTTTCAGCAGGAGTTGGCAGCGAACAATTAGCTAACAGCGTAGGTGATAGACTGGATGTTTATCCTGTAAAAGGCTATAGCGTTACAATTAACAATGTAAAACCTCCGGCTGTAAGTTTGTTAGACGATGAAGCCAAAATTGTTACTAGCAGTTTAGGCAATAGATTCAGAGTAGCAGGCACTGCTGAGTTAGCCGGCGAAAACTATGACATTACAAGAGCACGAATTGAACCTTTATTAAATTGGGTGCATGAAAACTTTCCTAACATGAACACACATGACTACAGTCAATGGGCCTGTTTAAGACCAATGACACCAAACATGATGCCTATTGTCAAACAGAGTGACAAAAATCAAAAAGTATTTTATAATACTGGACATGGACATTTGGGTTGGACTTTGGCACCAGTCACAGCCAAACAAGTAGTAGAACTAATAGAAGAAAAATTATGAGAATCGAAGATGAAGTTAAACTTGACTTTAGAGATGTACTGATTCGACCAAAACGCAGTACACTATACAGTCGCAAACAAGTTGACTTAGCAAAATTTTACAGATTTAAACACAGCAGATATGAATGGATAGGCGTGCCCATCATGGCTGCTAATATGGATGGTGTTGGCACTGTGACTATGGCCCAAACACTTAGCGAGCATAAACTGTTTACCTGTTTGGTCAAAGACTATACAGAAGCAGATCTTATGCCCTTGCTTAACATAGCAGACTTTTTTGCTGTCAGCACTGGCACTAGCGAAACAGACTTTAGACGCCTAAGCATGATTATCAATGCTTACCCAGAAATTAAATTTATCTGTATTGATGTTGCTAACGGATACCAAGAACGATTTGCAGACTATGTTGCAGATGTTCGAGAAGCATTTCCAGGTAAAACAATCATTGCTGGTAATGTTGTTACCGCAGATATGACACAGGAACTTATTTTACGAGGAGCAGACATTGTCAAAGTCGGAATTGGACCGGGATCGGTATGTACAACTAGGATACAAACTGGGGTTGGCTACCCGCAACTTTCTGCGATCATTGAGTGCGCTGATGCGGCACATGGCCTCAATGCCCATATTATTGCTGATGGCGGTTGCACTTGCCCAGGCGATGTGGCTAAGGCATTTGGAGCAGGCGCAGATTTTGTCATGCTGGGCGGCATGTTAGCCGGACACGATGAAGGTGGCGGTGAAATCAAAGAGGGCAGAGTTCAGTTCTATGGAATGAGCTCAGACACTGCCATGGAAAAGCATCACGGTGGTGTTGCTGAATATCGCAGCAGTGAAGGTCGCACTGTTGATATTCCCTATAAAGGTGCAGTCAAAGATACTGTATTAGATATACTGGGTGGTGTGCGTAGTACCTGCACTTACGTGGGTGCAGAAACACTCAAACAATTACCCAAATGCACAACATTTATTAGGGTAAACAGACAAATCAACGATGTATTTGTAAAATGAACAACTTCAATGATGACTTTTTACGAATAAGAAATGTGCCTGACAAGTGGTTACCAGAAGTAGAATATAGAACAATATATCGAGTACAAGTCGGTACATGGCTTTTTGGATTACTGCCTGTGTATGAGTATAGGTTTACAGATTGGCACAACGAGTAAAATAATGAATAAACGAACAGAAGAAGCAATGGGCATTCTGCAAGAAGAATGCGCCGAAGTCATTGTGGAAGTCAGTAAGTGTAGAAGATTTGGCATTGACACAAATCATTATAAGACAGGCCTGGCACATAAAACTATGTTAGAAAACGAAATTGGTGATGTACTAGCACTGGTTGACATTCTATTAGAAGAAGGTATAATTACCGAACAAGGTCTTGCCAAAGCAAAGCAAGCCAAAAAAGATAAACTATCAGTATGGTCAAATTTATATGAAACTTAAAGTCAGCGAAATTTTTTATTCAGCACAGGGCGAAGGTCGCTTTGTGGGTGTGCCTAGTGTATTTCTACGTACATTCGGTTGTAACTTTACTTGCAGTGGGTTTGGTTGCAAGCCGGGCAGTAGAAGCACAGAAGCAGATGAAGTAGCAGAAAAAATTCATTTGTACAAAACATTTGAAGAACTTCCTTTGGTAGAAACAGGCTGCGACAGTTATGCATCGTGGCATCCTGCTTTTCGAGATCTAAGCCCCACATACGAAATGGGTGCATTAATTAATAAGTTGTTAAGCCTTACTCCCAACAATCATTGGCAACAAAAGAACGGCAATGATGTGCATTTAGTTATTACTGGCGGAGAACCTTTGCTGGGTTGGCAACGAGCTTATGAAGAATTGTTAAGTGACGAAGATATGATAGATCTTAAAAACTTAACATTTGAAACTAACGGTACACAGCGACTATTGCCCAAGTTCAAAGACTACTTAAAGGATTGGGCACAACAGGGCGAAATTACTTTTAGTGTCAGCCCTAAACTCAGTGCTAGTGGTGAGGACTGGACTGAAGCAATTAAACCTGAGGTCGTCCGTGAATACGAAACCGTAGGAACAACTTATTTAAAATTTGTTGTTGACAGCGAACGGCACTTTGAAGAAGTTGATCAAGCTGTGTTCGAGTATCGCAGTGAAGGTTTTAAAGGTGTTGTGTATGTAATGCCACAGGGCGGTGTAGTCACACCTTATGCACAGAATAGAGTGAATGTAGCAGATTGGGCATTGTCCAGAGGTTATAATTACAGTCCAAGACTGCATGTTGACCTATGGGGTAACGGCTGGGGGAAATAATTATGACAGAAACAAAACAAAGAACTATTACGAGAATGATAACTTACAGAATAACCGCTTGGTTGTTCACAATTTTTTGGACATGGCTGTTCACAGGAGATATCGGAAGTGCTACAGGATTTGCCACAGCACTGCACATTCTCTTGAGTATTGACTACTACATACACGAACGCATTTGGTTAAAGATCAAATGGGGTAAGGTATCTGAATAATGTTTTTATATGATGAATCGGTCAGAGAAAGCCCGCAGGAAGATACTTGGGGTTTGAACCGTGCAGAGGGTTGGCGTATTAGACTATGTTGGGCTCCTAAAAAATGTTTTTTGTCAAAACAGCCGCTATGGGGTAAGTATGCTTACTACGGCGAACGGTGGATTACTGGTCCCGGTGAACCAGTTGTGATAAAATATTGGATAGCCAAAGATGAATTTATTATTTGGCAGTTGAAAAAATGAAGTTATTTAATTTTCGTCACTTACAAGAAGTAAACGAAGGTTATTTAGATCATGCTAAATTTGGCTTGTGGGTAGCAGGCATACAATTTTTATTAGCAGTAATGGGCACTGTTCATGCAGTCATACCATTTATGTTTGCAAGGTGGCCTGAAAAATTAACTAACTATCTTATTCGCCAAAGTAAAACAAGAACACAAAGTGTGAGAAGAAGTTTAAAATCGAAAGGTATATTTTAATGGCAACAGAAAAGAAAGTACCTGCTAAAAAGACAGCAGGCAAATTAACAGTAAAAGTAAAAGACCCTAAGGCAGAAGCAACCAAGCGCGGAGAACCTTATGTCAGTATCCTCAGCATTGACCTAGATCCCGAAAATGTGGGACAAGGTGCGTTTGAATTGGATTGGAATGAACAATTTATTACCAAGCTACTTCGTGCTGGCTATCAAGGCAAAACAGACGCAGACATTGTGGACCGTTGGTTCCAAGATGTTTGCCGTAATGTTGTATTGGAAACTTTTGAACAATACGAAGCCAATAATCCAAGGCCACTCAGCGGCGTAAAGAAAACTGATATAGGTGGCGGACGCACAGAGGTAAGTTGATGCCCGGCATTCTTTATGTCAACGGCGACAGCCATAGCTATGGGTACGACGCAGGCGGCAAAGACTATGCATACGGCAAATATGTTGCAGATGCGTTAGGTTATGATTATGTATGCGATGCTGTGTCCGCTTGCAGTAACGACAGCATAATTGATAGAACACTAAAATACTTTGACAGCCAAACTCCAGATCTAATCATAATCGGGTGGAGCACTTGGGAACGAGAAACTTGGTATTGGCAGAATCAAACCTATCATGTCACTGCCAGCGGTTTTGATACAGTTCATCCACAACTGCAAGATCGTTATAAAAAATGGGTTATCAATAACTGTGACCCCGAATATCAACAGTTCAAAGAACTACAAAATCATTCTAAAATTTATCATTTCCATCAATTCTTATCCAACCATAATATTAAACACTTGTTTTTTAATTGCTATAATCATTTCTTCTATACAGCAGAATATAATAAATCTAAATTTGATTGGGCTAACAGTTATATTGATCCCTATGATGAAAATTTTACTTATTATTATTGGTTAAAAAATATGGGCTATAAACCTGCCAATCCAAAATTTTATCATTACGGCACAGACGCACATCAAGCATGGGCCAATTTCATTTTACCAAAAGTTCAAATGCTATTGACTGCAAATGAATAATATGCTACTATTATCCTATGCGATATCTTATTGTTGACACAGCTAATACATTCTTCCGTGCCCGTCATGCGGCACATCGTCAAGCCGATACTTGGGACCGCTTGGGTTTTGCCATTCATGTTACACTGGGCAGTGTTAACAAAGCATGGCGAGATCAAAAAGCAGACCATGTAGTATTCTGTTTGGAAGGCCGTTCATGGCGCAAGGACTACTATGAACCCTACAAGAAAAACCGTGCAGTTGCAAGAGCGGCGCTTACTGAAGCAGAACAAGAAGAAGACAAATTGTTTTGGGAAACTTTTGACGCTCTCAAAACCTTTTTGCAAGACAAGACAAATTGTACTGTTCTTAGACACGATGAGCTGGAAGCAGATGATCTTGTAGCAGGATGGATACAAGCACATCCCGAGGATCACCATACTATCGTAAGTTCAGACACTGACTTTCATCAACTGTTAGCAGAAAATGTCAATCAGTACAATGGTATTGCCGACGAGCTTCATACCATTGAAGGTATTTTTGATAAAAAAGGCAAGACTGTAATTGACAAAAAGACCAAGGAACCAAAAACTATTCCCGATCCTGAGTGGATCCTATTTGAAAAGTGTATCCGTGGTGATCCTACAGACAATGTGTTTAGTGCATTTCCTGGTGTTCGCAAGACTAAACTTTTAGAAGCCTACAACGACCGCGACAACAAGGGTTTTGCGTGGAACAATCTAATGCTACAGCGTTGGACCGATCACAATGACATCGAACACAAGGTCTTGGATGACTACAATCGTAATCGTGTGTTGGTCGATTTGACTGCACAGCCTGATGACATTAAACTTAAAATTATCGAAACCATTCAAGAAAATTCAAAGGTTAAAAATCGTCCTATGATTGGCGCACAATTTTTAAAATTCTGCGGCAAATATGACCTTGTTAAACTAAGTGAAAATAACACTGCTTTTGCAGAATTTTTATCAGCGAGCTATCCACAATGAACCACGAACTACTAAAAGAATTTCAACTGCAAGCAGGTGGCAGTCACTATCCTAATATCAATCCTGATATGCAGGCTGCATTTGCTAAACTAATTGTTAAATACTGTATAGACCTAGTAGAAAACGCACAGCTACAGGATATAGTCTATACCAGTTATCAAGCAGATTTTGCTCGTGGCGTTAAAGAACGCATCGTAGCACAACTCAAAGACAAATTCGATGTATATTGATTCCGAAAAATTTACAGCCTGTATTCGCACCATTCGTCAAAACGACGATGATTTCATGTTGACTAACGGTGTAGTAATTACTCCTCGCGCTGGGTTTGAAATCAGTAATAGATGTCCCGAAAATTACAAAGACTTAATTCATGAATGTATTCGACATGGATGGATTAAGCCAGTGGCCTATATGTATGATCATGAATTAATGTGGGAAAAACTAAGTACGCCCACTGATCAAGAAGATCCTTATCCAACACCATGGTGACTGTATGATGAATTTTCAACATTGGTTACATGAAAAGTGGCTAGAGCACTGTGAAGAATATCTGCAATGGTGCAAACAAATGCCTATGTATGATATAAGCGAATACTACGAACGATATCGCGACTGGTTAAATGAACAATATAGCAAGGACCAAAACAACAATGACGGAACTGATAGCAAAACCCATTCTAAAGAATAAATTTTGGGTAGTAGAAGATCACGGTAATCAAGTTGCTACTATTCAAGCAGTTGACAATGGTGGCTTTGTTTATGTAGACACTAACAACAGAACACGGTTTCCTTCAATTAAACTGTTGTCAAAAGAATACAACATTACCTTTGACAAAGACAGTAGAGCAAAAACAAAACCTGTTCAAGAACATTCAGTATATGGTTTTCCTGTAACCAATAAACCTTGGAATATACTGTGGGATGTCAAACACCAATTTGGTGTGTTTACCAAAACAAACAAAAGTAAAAGCTATTATTGTGCAGGACACTACATTATCAAATTCAACAATGGTTGGGTTAAAAGTTTTTGTCCTAAATTGATTACCCTAAACCGTTATCCATTTCAAGGTCCTTTTATGACCAAGGAGCAGATGCAGGAAGCATTAAAGGCGGCCAATGGCAAATAATATCAGCTTGCATTTAAAACAGTTCAATGACAAAGTAAAAGTCATGAATCAAAGCAACAGTAAACAACTGATCCTATCGGCCCAAGAAGCCCGCGATATTCAAGCAGAATTGTTTGAATTATTAAATTTATGTGCAGTTTTAGCGCACAAAAATGCCTCAGGTAACAGTGACACAGATGTCACTGTTAAAATGGATGGTGGCGTTTTTTAACTGCGTATATTAAGGCATAAATATATTGTAAGATCAAATATATGAGCAGACCCAAGCCCACAGTACTAATCGATCATGTCGATAGACAAACTTATAAAACAGAACAGATTCTTAGCAGTGAAGGCATCTGGGCAGTGTTCTACGACAACCAACCCATTAACTTAAAAAGTCATAACATGTTGGTCAACTATCCTGGTCCCAAGTATAAGAAGACCAGTTTCAGTAATCCTGGCCACGCAATAAATCTTTGCAAGAAGTTAAACAACTTATTCAAGACTGATAAGTTTACCGTAGTATTGTTAAAAAGCGGTGATCAAATCTTCCCCTAAAAGATATACACAGAGTCAGCTGACAAAAATATTCGCACTGCAACTTGGTCGAAGCACAGCTGAATTAAAATTTCTTTGGCACAATCACACAGACGACACCAGCATACGACTTAGTATGACTGGTTTTCAATTTGTCATTAAAGAACTTAAGCTACAGACTTGGACCTTTGAACTGCCAAGACCTTTGACAAACAAAAACCTAATTCAACTTGAGCGACTGTTTCCGGGGCCTTATTACTACTGGAGTCGCACCAGCAAGTTTATTGTCATAGACGACCAAGATGCAAATTGGTTGCAGTTATTAGGTGGTGACTTGCCCAGTTACTTAGACAGTTTAGAAAATAATACCTAAGTATACATTTTTTTGGTTGCTGGAAATTCCTGTTTTTTGCTATAATTATGGCATAGGTTAACAAAACAGGAGTTGATTGTGGCATACATGAGTCAAGAGAAAAAAGCAAAGATTGCACCTGTGGTCAAGGCCATCTGCAAAAAGTATGGCGTCAAGGCCAGTCTTGCAGTTCGCAATCATAGTACTTTGGTTTTAAATGTAAAACAAGGTACTATTGATTTTATTGAAAACTTTATCGAGACCGACCATGCCAGTAATCATGGTCGTAAAATGGATCCAAGGCAAATTGAATACATCCGTAAAAACCGTTCCTTGGATGTCAATGTCTACTGGTACAAAGAACATTTTTCGGGCCGAGCACTGAAGTTTCTGCAAGAAGTTATTCCTGCGATGAATGCAGG